TTATTTATTTAAAAGATAAAGTGACAAATAATATGGAGCTGTAATAGTATCTTCAGTTATACCTATGTTTTGAGAAGTTAGTTTTAAAAGATTGTTAACTTTATAATTTGGATTATCTATTACGTTTCTAGCAGCTTTCGCTTTGCCACTTTTCGCTTTTACTTCTACGAGATACGGCTTGTTGAATAATGTGGATACAAAATCAATCTCTAGCCCGCTATCTTTGCTGAAATAATACATAGGTTTGTTTAACTTATGCAAAGAATCAGCGACAAGATTCTCATAAATCATTCCTTTTCCTATTCCTAAATCATTGGACAATATTTTAAAAGGAACATCATCTTCTAACATTGCGACTAGTAGCCCAATATCAGATACATACACTTTGAATTGATCCTTTATTGCCATAAAATCGTAAGGTTCTTCAATAGTAGATAAATTATAACAAATATCGATTAGCCCATAGTTTTTCAACCAATTAATTGCGTCTTCGTGAGTTCTAGCCTTAGCTTTTTTATCTATAACAACGTATTGGAATTTCTTGTTTTCTTTCGAAAGTTGTTTTGGAATGGAATTAAAAACCTCCATTATTCTCGTCTTTTCTAACTCATCTGTCACTATTTCATTGTCATCATTTAAGTGAGTGCCGAAATCAGTTTTATAGTCTTTTAACAAACGCTTTTGTACCTTCCTCGCTTCTCCATAATTGTTGCTTGTTACAAAAGTCTTTACAACTTCAGGAAGCCCTCCAATGCATATGTATTGTCTAACTAAGCCAAGAAGCAGCTCATGAAAGTATTGTGGTATTTCTTTTTGCTCGTCAGCTTTTTGTTTTATCAAATCGATGAGGTTGTCATCTATGCCTTTTGCCCACATGAATTCTTCAAAATCCATGGAAAACATTTCAATTTGTTCTTCTGAACCAACTGCAATTCCTCGACTAACTTTTTTACCTATTCTGTATCCATCAATCCCTAATAAAGAGCCAGTACAAATAACATCATATCTCCCATCCTCTTTAAAATATTTAAGAGACGATCTTGCGTTTGGGCAATCTTGTAATTCATCAAAAATGATGATGGTTTTGTACGGAACCATTTTAGAACCTTTAATCACTTGATTATCACTAGGAAGGGAAGAAATCATGAGTGATATGTTGTCTATATTAAAATCGCCTTCAAAAATAGAATGTAAGCTTATTTGTTTTCGAAAATCTAAGATAAAAGCATTTTCATAATTGTTTCTGGCAAATTCCTTTACGATGTGAGTTTTACCTACTTGTCTAAGGCCTTTGATAACCAACGGCACTCTTTTATCATTATTTTTCCAATTGTTTAAATAATCAGTGATTTTTCTTTTCATATCTCCCGTCCTCTTCGCTTTAATAGTATTTCTTTGGTTCACTTTTTTCAAGGGAATACATCATAGTTATTGCACTTTTTTCAAGGGAATAATACTACAACTATACACATTTTCTAGACAAATCATTCAAAAGAAAAGCGGAATTAAACTCCCACACTTCGATGGACCCCAGTTTCCCGTGCCCAACTATATATTACTTTATATAGCCACTGTTCAATGATTTTTTACTTGTTGATACATATCAACCCAAGATTATTAATCATAAAATAGTCACATCAGTATCGACAGCACCGGCGCCAACTTCTATTAAGCACTTGATATATCTTTCTGAATAGTCACCATCTCTTCATTAAGTTATCGACTAGTTCAATTTCCACAGTATTTCCACACTTATTTCCACACTTTTTATTACAAACAAAGATAAGGTCAATGTTCGCTGATATTACTTCAAAGTCACTTCAAAGTAGTTTCACAATTCATTGAAGTATAATGATGAGGTCTCGACATTCGCGTGGTACAAAGCCGCAAATGCCACTCCATATGTTGGTGCAGGAACATATGGTACAATTCAATCATCAACTTCTGCAACATCTTTAGCTGGATTAACATTTGAATTCACATTAAATGCGCAAAACAAGGCAGTTAAACTCCACAACGGAAATACAACAACACCAAAAACAGAATGGTATTCTCCAGACGGAACTACACTGAATTATGCAGATATCACATCAGATTATGGTGATTTCTATGCATATGTTGATATTATAGTTGCTGGTGTTTATCTTAAAACTGCTTATGATACTTGGTATAACGGTGGAGGAGATCCTGTTGGCGAAAAACCAGCTTCATTAGGAGCTGCTGCTTTACAGCCGTATTCTGGTGATTATTCATTTACAGTTGCACCAGTAACCACAGGAGCTAGAGATCGTGGACGAATTTCTGCTACTGAACCAGAAGATGCTGCAGGAGTTTGTGGTATGGGTACTTCTCCATTAGCATTCAAAGTTACTATTGTTAGCGACGGTTCAACTGCTAGCAAAACAGTTGTGATTACTAATGCAGTTACAAACTTAAATCGTTTCTTCGTTTCTGTTCAAGGAAATGATGCAGTTGTTGCTACAACTGCTGGTGAAGCTGAATATGCTTCATTCACAGTTAGTGCTTAATTACTAAACGACAACCAATATTTTAGCTTGTTAGAAAAAGAAAGGGGAAGGATCGAAATCCCTCCTCTTTTTGATTTGTTATTGTCTGTTAATTGATTAGATGGTAACGTGAGCAACAGCGGTATATGATCCGATGTTGTTCTCGGCAGAATATGTGTCAACATCTGTGCTTGTTGCACCTGCGGTCGGGATAGCACTATCGGCTGCAGTACCCGATAACGAGAACCATAATCCAGTATGGAAGGATGGCTCACCACCAGCAGCAATATCAATAGTAACATCTTTAACTGTGTTAGCGGTATTAGTTGATCCGAAAGCGGTACTAAAAGTAGCAGTTGGGTCAGATGCAACTTCTGCAAATCTCACTCTGGCTCCTTGGAAATCAAGATGAATAGATTGCGCTGTTATAGTTGCTTTTTCACCGGCAGATAATTTGCCTGTATCCCCTCCAGCAACTGCGTGTTCGGCTGTATCATACCATTCATAAGAAGAGATTGTGATTTGGCCACATTTTGTTTGACTACCACTTAATTGCGCAGCAATTATATAGTAAGTAAATGTTTCAGGACCTGGGTCGCTGTCACCATTCGAAATTTTTGATAATGCCCATAATCCTCCGTTGTAATCTGTAAGCGCAACATTAGAAACAGCGGCAAAATTAAGTTTTAAGAAGTAGTTTTGCGTTTGAGCAGTAGCGTTACCAGCATTAAGCTTGCCCTCTACTGCATCACCATAATTAGCTGTGATAGATGTGGAAGCTGTGTACCACGCTTTCAACGCAATGGGGCTAGATGACGTCGCCGCTAACCCCCTATAAGTGCATAAGCACTTATAAGTGTCGATAAGTTGGGCGTTATAGAGGTAGTAAAAAGAGCCACGTGGGCTCTTAGTGGATAAAGTCTTAATTATCTTTTTTTGAACTTGGACAAAATTTTGCGAAGCTCTTCGGATAGTTGTTGAGAAGCATACGAGTTGTTCATATGACTTAACTCTCTTTCCGCCTTCTGTTTAACGCTTTTCACATTCTCCTCAAGGCGTTTTATTTTTTTATTTAAATCGGCAATAGTAATGTCCAACTCTTGATATTCTTCTCTAAGTTCTTCATCTCTAGCAACAGTCCTATTACGATCGTTAAATTCTTCTTCTATCTCAGCAGCACGATTCTTCAATTCGTTAATCTTTTCTTCATAGCCTGAAACTTCTTTATTAAATACTGAAATGGCTTCCTTGAGTTCATTGAATAATGGTTCCATAGATTCTCTAGCTTCTGTTTTTGCTCTAACAATATTGTCGTTAATTAAAAACATATAGCCACATTCAGAGCATGAATAAGATGTACCCCTATGAAAATAACCACCATCTGAATAATCGTCCCAAGACTCACTAATAAATTCATCATTCCCACAAAGTGGACATTTAAAACTTTCTTCTTTTGATTTTACTTTCTTTAATCCCATATCAAATAACCTCTATAGAAAATTATATATTAATCGTCATATTTTATTAAGAATATTTAGTCACATACCCACACATTAACCACATTCCTATTGGTGACATAGTCCCAATATGAGACTATCTTCCTCTACTGCGTGAAAGGAAAAGAAAGAGCCACGATGGGCTCTAGTGTTTGTGGATATTTAGTTACGATTACCGTAGCCTTTTACTTTCTTCCCTGACTCCCTATCTTTTAGATATAAATATTTATCTATATCTGCAAAAGGAATCTTGCCTTCTAGATATTCTTTGTAAAAAGATACACAATCTTTGACGTAATCGATATATAGAGCTACTTTTTCATCTATAGAAGACAGCTCTTTATATTCATCTTTATACAATTCCCTATATGCCCTCTGGTCGATAATCGGAAACACATCTGGGTTGAAGAAATGGAGGACTGTGCTTGCCATCGGAAGTCTCATCCCTTTTGACTTTAGCAGTTTCTTTAACAATTTTCTGCTTTTATCAATTTCATCAACAGATTTAATACTGTCTTTTAGTGATAACAAAGACTTAAGTGTTCCTTTATCCACCTTCACCATTCTGTTAAGCTTCCATAAAACAATTTGGTTAATGATATCTCTTGCTTCATCTAAGTCTTCTTTGTCTGCGTTGTCAATACGATTAAAGATAGCTTCTCCTCTATCATATGAGTAGCGATTTAATACATCTTTAGGATCTTGGCTCAATGGCATGTTATTTTCCTCTATTAAACCACGCGTGCGTATGCGCATTAAGCTTCAGGCCACTTTCTAGGGTTGGCTTTAGCTAGTTTTAATAACACTTCTGCTGGTTTGTATTTTCTTGAAGCTGCTTTTTCTAGACATTTCATTGCCCAGTCATAGTAATCGTCACCAAGGTAAGCGAATACTTTGACGGCATTCATTAAACAATAACCATTCGATACTTCATAGAATTTATTCCACCATACCTCAGCTTCTTTTAGATCGTCTTCATATAGCAGAATGTATAAACCATAAACAAACTCACAATTGGGAGAGCCTGATTCAGCACGTTCCTTGATGAAAGCAACTTCCTCAGGAGTTATTTGCTGAGTTTTCTTATCGAGCATCTTGTTCTCGATTCTCTCAGTCTCTTCATTCTCTCTATTGAGAGCTTCTACATCAATATCTGAATATTTGCCCATAGTCTTTATCTTCCGTACTTCTTAAGTGCTTTGAATCTAACTTCCTCGACTGAATTAGAAAGAGTCGATAACCTTTGGTTAAACTTCTTTAATTCGATTAGTTCTTTGTTTAATTCAACATTATAGTTGTATCCCTTTTCATAGACGAAATTCTGATATGTTTTATGCACGATGTGATTTCGCTTTTCAGTTATTTCTTCTAATAACTCATAGTCACTATCTGAGAAGAAATGATCATCATCGCTGTAATCGAGCTTTTTAAGCAACTTTAAGGTTTGCCCGATTGTTAGCGATTCTACTCTTTCATAGTTTTCATCAAAGTCACCTTTAAGCATTGCAGCATAAATAAACTTGATGTCTAACTCGATTGTCTGGCAATGCATCAATGTTTCGCCTACTAGCAGATGGAATTCGTTTAAGTTATTGTTAATAATCATTCTGCTTCCATTATACTCCGAAGGCATAAAAAAAGACCACTACTCATCTATTTCTAGACTTTCGTGGTCAATGTGTTAGTTCTTCAATTTGTAAATAGTAGCTTCAATGGTATTAGTGATCCAGTCGACTAAGTCACCATAATTCTCTTTGATGAACTCTTTTAACTCGGAAGTAAGTTCTCCGGCGATTATTGCTCTAGCCTTATTGATGGCTATTTTTTGAGCATCTTCATCAAACTTGCCTTCTTTCTTAAGAGCATCAACATAAGTTTGAAATACTGACTTAACTGCAGTCATCACAATTTCATTAGCTTGGTTAAGTAATCTCTTAGCCTTTTCATCTTTGATTTGACTATTGAGCCATTGGGATAACTTATAGCCAAGAAAAGAAATGACTGGGATAACCACCGCAGTCACTACTATGGAAATAATATTAGTTACGATTTCACTCATCGTGAGGTTCCTCCTCTAATTGATTGATTTCATTTCGCCACGCTTGACGATCAGATTTAATTAATTGATATTCTTCCTCGGTCAACTCACCTTCTAGGTATTTAAAAAGCTTGTAATCCGTATCAGATAACTTTTTCTTTAATTCGTCAATTCTGCGGAATTTCTCCTGCAAAAGTAATGTTTTTTTATAAGTTTTATTATCTTTCACGATTTTTCCATCAACGAATTTATCAACCCCTAGGTGGATTGAATAAGGGTCTTTGATTGAAACATGAGGTTTGGTCTCGTCAAAGGGATAAGAAGTCCAAGATTCAATTGTCCCATCCTTTTTTGTAACAATATTTATTTTCATTATCTAATCCCCACAATCTTGGTAACAAAGAATGTCGTGTTACCACCATAATCAAAAGCTGACCACCAATAAACATAGCCATCACTATGTCGTTTCAATCTAACTGGATATTCCCAGTTCGATGGACCTGCCATTGCTACGAATTGAAGATCCTCTCCGTTTACTTGTAACTGGTCAGGCATGAAAGCAAACATAAACTGGTTAGGTGCACTTAAAGCATCTCGATAACCATAGCAGAATATAAGTTTAAACGGAGATAAATCACTATATAGCTTTTTCACTAAGGCTCCAGTTTCAATAGTTACCGCAACAGAGTCTGTTGTTCCCTGTAGTGTTTTTGCTGATTCGGTCCACGAATAATTGCTAGTATTGATATCTAATTCAATGATGTAGTCATTAGACACTATAGAAGTTAATATTAATTGATTAACTCCTGTCCTGTTGTTAAAAGGGAGGTACGTTCTCACGCCAGCATTAGAACCACTACCATAGCTAACAGCAACATAAGCTTCCATATTTTTGAGCATCGTCACTTCTTCAGCAGTAAAAGGTTCGCTATTGCTTGATTTTGATATTTTTGTTAATCCTCCAGCACCACCAGTTGCAGATATGACATTGTCGATAATAGTAATGCCCGTTCCAGCGGTAAGCTTATCTTGTTTGTACCAAATAAGTCGCTCAAGTGTGGTTGTTTCCCACTTAGAGTAATCGAATGTACCTGCAGGAGCAGGAATATCTTGTTTAGCTACATAAAGATAGCCACGGTATGGGCTACCGGCATCGATATAATAAACAGTATCTCCTTTGTTGTATGAGTAAGTTGGATTATAAGTGTTATCGGCAATTACCCAACCAAAGTTATCTTTATCAAGCTTAGAACGTAAGTCTTGGGAACTAGCAAATCCGGTATGGCCACTATGCTCATAGTCAAGATTCTCTAAAGAGGCATGGTTTTTAACAATGATAAGGGCAACATCAAAGGAAACAATGAAGGTGAAATTAACGATAACTTCAATAGCAGTAACCATTATTCCACCACCACCTTATTGTTTTTGAGTAATGTCGTTACGTAGTCGGCATTAAATTTAACCAAAATGGAATAAACACCTTCAGGGAATTTTGCGGTAATTGCATCAGTGAAATTCATTGTTATTGAACTTGCACCTGTAGCAGTAAATTCATGAACCGTTTCTAACTTCTTATTCTTAAAAGTCACTGTAATCGTGTCGGTTGGACCAGCACTGATTGGGTTTCCACCAGCATCTTTTAATGTGAAATTGAAAGTTAATGAAAAGGTATCACTTGCGTACCATCTTAAAGTCCCATCTTGCTCCATTCTTGGAGATTGTTTTGCAGGATTCATTTGTGTGCCTCCTTATTCAAATGTTCTTCTATTGAAGAGATAGCTTCAGTAACTGGACCATCGCATCCTTGTTCCTTGAGTCCTTTTAAACATGCAAGAACACCTGTTGTAAGGATTTTTTGCTCTTCCTTGATTGATTTTATGTCCTCATCTTGTTTGTTCTGTCTAAGGACCCATTTATGGATAGTTGTAAAACAACCGATAATAGTTCCAATCGCGGTTATTACTGCAGCTATGGTAATGATGAGTTCAATTACATTCATTTCTTCTCCTCCTTGAGTTGTAATTCGAGCGTTTCCACTCTTTTGGTTAGTTTTTGAATGGCGTTAACACATAAAGGGATAATCTCTTCATAACGAAGACCCCATTCTGTTTCAGGATTTTCAGGATCACCAAAAGCACAGCATAAAGCGTACTCATCACTTGAGATGCCAGCCTTATTCATTGCTTCTAGAACTTCCTGAACGACAAAGCCTGTGTGCTTACGTCCACTCTTGCCTTCGTTAAATAAATAGCTTCTAGGCTGTAAATTAGAAAAAAGAACCGAATATTTATCATCCAGTTCTTCGATTGTGTTTTTGATTTTGATGTCTGAGCTGCTTATCCAGTTGCTTCCGTTTGTTTTCCAAGTTCCTTGGACATCAACATATCCTGACGAATAAGACTCAAGCTCTCCTATTTCTGTATTGTTAAAATAGAAAGTCAGTTGGTCACTATCGATTTTTATCTGATAACTGGTTTTTGTTGTGCCCCAATAGAAAGAACTATTAGAGAACCAAGTACCAGTGAAAAACCCATAATAATTTGATGATCCAAAGGGATCCCCGATTGACCTAATTTTACAGTCGGTTTTAGCGAGTTTGAATGATGTGATTTCATCAATCTGCCACCTACCAGTTAAGTAACCATAATATGTAGAGTCATCTGAATCATAATAACTATTGATGCCAGATTCCATATCTTCGGTTACATACCAATCACCATTAAGAATGTTAGTGCCCGTACCCCAGTGGCATTTTTCACTATAATAATGAATAACATCAGACTGGTTAATTGCTAGTCGCATTTCGCCGTAACTATAGTAGCTACTTCCTTCGCCACCCATTTTATGTGAAAAAGACAAGCCAGCAATTAATCTGCTATCTCTAAGGCTTGTATCTCTTGCGATACCAAATATCATCATATCGTTCATTGTTGTGTAGACATCAGGAACTGTTATCATCCCGACAGGCATGATATAACAGTGTGAATCAAAAGAATCACCACTAATCGTTTTAGTCACTGCTGTTTCAATTCCATCACCACCAATTCGGGTTTCAAATTCGTAGTGAGTTGAATTGTAATAATAGTAAGTATCGAATGAGCCTTCTAAATATAGATTTCCATAAATACTACAAGTGTCGCCGATTGTGACATGAGAGAATGTTCCACTAGTCGCATTGATTTCACCAGTTAACTTAATATTGCCGTTTTCTAGGTTCCAATATGAATCACCAGTTAACGCTTGAATGGTACCTGCTTTGACAATGTTTGCAGTTAAGGTGCCAGCAGTAATAAAATCAGCAACAATCTTACCATCATAAGTGATGGCTGTTGTGTATGGTCCGTTATATCCATTAGGAGAATAGCCCAGTCCATTGATATTCCATCTCCATACCTTAGTAGCATCATCAATGTCATAATCATCCATGATGAGGAATTCATATGGTCTTTCCTGAGCATCAAGATTAAGGACCACGCACCCACCATTAGCACCAGTGATTTTATCTGTAGCTTCATCAACTGCTGTAGTTATGGCATTAGGCACTGCTGATATTTCTTTCTCAGCTTCAGCCGCACCTTTTTCGAGTGAGTCGATTCTATCTTCAATGGATTGTTTTAAAGCACCCAAAGTAAGTGATTTATACTTTTCCGCTAGTACATCATAAACAATCTTAACAACCTTAGTTTTGGCATTGATTCCTAAGTCAGTATATTTGACTGTAATCGTATCGCATAATTTGATTGTTTCTTGGAGGTTGCTATAACCGAGTTGATCTCTTAATTCTTGAAAGGAAAGAGTGATGTTTGGAGTTAATGTTCCTAGGATGTTTTCTAGGATATAGTTTTGAGCTACCGTGCGAAGATTTGCTTCGGTTGGCTCTAGCTGACCTTCCCCACTTCCAAACAATGTAGAGAAATCTTTGATGAGCACCTTTCTTTCAGCTAACGATGTGGTAATCGGTAGCACCTTTTCTGTCAATTGAATGTAGGTCTCATCATCTCCATCCTTCACTTTTGCATAAGGACAAAGATGTGTATAAATTGAAGAAATATCAGAATTTTGCTCGAGTTTTGTTAGGTTTTTTCCATAAAGTATCGATATTCCGTTATCACTTCCACGACTAGTTAATAATTTAACTGTGTAGTTGTCCCACTCGAACTCTCCACCAAAAGTAGTAAGCAAAGAATCCTTACTTCCACCGAGGAAATTTCTCACTGTTCGAGGAGTGGCTACTTCATAATCTTTAGTGTTTGCGATATCGCTGGCAAATGTGAAATTGATACTCGCATCAAGCTTATAACTTTTCACATAAGTCATGATTTGAGTTGGGTTCGAATTAGTGAACGAACATGGGAATACAACTACTCCTGATAAGTCATAGGAAATGTGCTGTGCATAGACAGTAACAAACCCACTCATCGGAGCAGTAATTCTGTAGATTCTAAACGCCTGAATTGACTTATTATCATTCACTTGAACGCGTAGGATTCTTTCGTTCTGTAATTGACTATAAAGTGGCCCACTTACTGGGTACTTAAGAACCAATTCATATTTACCGTTTCTCTCTTCAGTAACTTCACATGATGTCGTGTCCTTGAGAGCACCAATACCAAAAGATGTGAATGTGTTTTCACTATGTTCATAAAGAATAGGAATCATAAGCACACCCACCTTGGTACAATTTCTACCTTAGTTACTGAACCAGTCCAACTGATCGTATTATCACCAAGTACCAGTGAAGGAAATCCATCAGCTACATATAAATTGTTTTTAAGGACTGTTGACTTATAGACATTCATTAGTTCTGAATCGCATTCCACATACCCATCAACACTCTTAAACTGGTAAACCTTGGTTCCAGTTGAATTAGCGATATTGAGATTGATATTGCCGCTACCTGTAATCTTGATATAAGGCTTACTAGCAAACGGGAATGGATTATATAGAGTTCCGGCATTGCTCACTTGTTGTGATTCGAGAGAGGAAACTAAATATCTAAACGGTTTACAGGAGAAGGTAATTGTGAACTTACCAATAATCCTCGCTTCATCTGCAATATCTAGCTTTGAGTTATAGATTGCATATCTCATGAAAGTTGGATCGTAAGAATCAGTTAATTCATGGTATTGGTCTGAATCAACAAACAACCACTTTTTCACATTACGAATCTTTGTGTTAAGTTCATCAACTGATTTTGCAGGAAGGAAACAGGTATAAGAAACTGTTGAGTTAGTAAAACGCTTATTAGAGTTAACCAAATCCCCATCTCTACCGGGTACTGACACTAAAGACAAGTCCCTCTTGCCTGAAGAATAGATATTCTTACTTACAATGCGAACTCCAAGTTCGTACGAAGATTGACCATTAAAAATGAAATAGTTTGCCATTAGTAAGCCATCCCCTTTCTAACCATGAACGCATTTGCAGTTGTTAGTATTTCTTCTGTTAAGGAATCGATATCCTCAGTTGAATAATTATTGAAGTTATCAATGTGCAAGTCGATAGTAATTCCTCCATTACCACCCACGCTTGGATTAGTACCAGCAGGAATTACATCAGGAACATTCGCATTGATGTTGTAATCAGTAGGAAGTTTAGCGATGTCACTATTGATGCTATTGAACTCATCTAAGAGATCCTTATTAATAAGTTCAGCATCCTTCATGACTTGTTTGCTGCTTTCTTCTAACCCCTCTCCTAGTCCTTCCATCATCATGTCGCCTAAGAATTCAAACTTCTTTGACGGAGAATGAATACCGAAGAAATTAAGAATGCCGTTCCATAAGTTACTTGCCCAGTTAGAGACTTGGTCCCATAACCAACCAGCAAGTGACTGGATACCTTCCCACAACCCTTTAACTAGGTTTTTACCAACCTCACCAAAACTACCAATTCCCTCAGATAAACCCTTAACCATAGAGGAGATTATTTCAGGCATTGCTTTTACTAATTCGATGATGATTTGCGGTAGATTTTGTATTAAAGATGTTAATAATTTAATTCCAGTCTCCACAAACTGAGGAATGTTCTCAACTAATTTATTGATGATTGAAGCGATAATCTTTGGAACCTGACTCACCAGCATTTCGATGATCTCAGGAAGAGCATCAATAATCGCATAAACGAATTTGAATACACATTCTACGATTTGAGGAATGAGTACCAATAGTCCATCAATCACAGCTTGAATAATAGAAGGTAACGCATCAATCAAACTAGCGATGATTGTGGGTAATGCATCAACTACTGCCATTACTATTTCAATAGCAGCATCAATGATCTCCGGGATCGCTCCAACAATGAAATCTACTATTCTTTGAATCACTTCAGGAAGAGCTTCGATTAAGATTGGTAACGCATCAAGGATTCCTTTTGCCAATGCCTTAATCACGTCTAACACAGTTGTTAATAATGCAGGCAAATTAGTAAGGATAGTTTTAGCCACATCCTTTAACGCGTTAATGATAAGAGGAAGTAGCTTAGGTAGAGCGTTAGATAAGCTCTTAAGAATTGTGTCAAATGCTCCTATAACTGCCACTAAGATAGTTGGGAAGTTATCGAGTATCCCTTTAGCAATAGCAGAGATAAGTTTAATCGTTCCCTCGACTATTTGAGGCAGTCCTTCCACTAACGCACTTAAAATAACCATCATCACACTAGCCACTGAATCAACTAGGATATCGATATTGTTGATGATTGCTTTACCTAAAGAAATAACAACCTTAGTGATAAGGTCAAGAATCTTAGGCACATACTTCATAATTGTGTTTACCGCTTTAGGAAGAATCTTCTCGATCACAGAACCTATCTTACTTAAGTCACCATTAGCATCTTGTATACCTCTAGTGAACTCACCAAGTAACGAAGTACCCTCACTGGCTAAATCAGTAAGCAAAGGTAACAAAATGGTCCCTAGTGCATTCTTTGCAGCTTTAGCACCGTTATTAAGATATTGCATCTGGTCATCAAACTTGCCATATGCGGATAAGAGTTCATCACTTATCACATAACCAGCATCATGAGCTTGTTGACCGAGTTCTTTCATTTTGTCTGCACCCGCTTCAATTAAAGGATTGAGGTCTTGGGCAGATTTGCCGAGTAATGTCATTGCTAGAGCATCACGCTCTGTTTCATTTTCAACATTACCCAGTGCTTCAATTAACTCCCAGTAGACAGTTTCACTATCTCTGAGATTACCACTTGCATCAGTAACGCTTACTCCTAACTTGGCATAAGCATCTGCATAAGTAGCACTACCGTTAGCAGCATTCTTCATCGCAGTGATGTTTTTCCTCATTGATCCAGTTAAAGTTTCAACGGAAACATCTACGAGTTCAGCCGCATAGGTATATTCTTGAAGTTTGTCAGTAGCAATGCCGCTCACTGAAGAAAGAGTGAGAATCTCATCAGCATACTCAGCACCTTCTCTAGTCATCTCAATGAGTGATTTACCAGCTTTAATGGCAGCAGCACTAACAGCAGCGAAGGCAGCAGCGATAGCCACACCTACTGCTTTACAAACATTACCTAATGCTTCGAGTTTAGAACCACTATCTTGTGCTTCTTTTCCAGCATCTTTGATTTCCTTACCAAACTTATCAGCTTGTTTAGAAGAATCATCTAATTCATCACCCATGGAGTCGATGGCTTTGGTGTTTTCGTTCACCTCTTTTTGCATCTTGTTAAGTTCAGCTTGGGCATTGTTTAATTTGACTTGCCATGCTTTGGTTCTCGCATCGTTTTCACCAAATGATTTAGATGCATTGTCTAGAGCTTGACGCATGACCTCTATCTTGCTTTTTTGTGTTTCGATAGATTTCTGAAGGACCTGGTTTCTAGCGGTAAGAGCCTCCACAGATTTATCGTTTTTATCAAATTGAGAGGACACTAGATTCATTTCTGAACCGAGCACTTTGAAAGATTGTTCTATTTCTTTTAATTGAGATTTGAACTCTTTTTCACCTTCGAGACCGATTTTCAAACCAAAGGTATCTGCCATATTAGTGTCCTCCTTTCTTAGATTCCGAGAGGGATAACTTCATCAATGGTCACTTCTTTATGTGGTTTGCTTCTTCCGGTTTCTTGGAGATAGCATTCCCATAAATCGAGAGTTAAACCAAAAGGCATAAGCCAGTATTCCTTCTCAGATAGGTGTAAATGTTTTAAAGCAAAATAAAGCAGCCGAGTGAATAGCTCATCACTATCCACAGGGCCACTATTTAGTTTTTTGAGTTTTCTTCTCCCTTAACATTACGATTCGTACCTTTTACTAAACAATCCATGATCGCTTCGGTATAAGTATTCAAATCTGCTGGAGAGGTGAGAACTTCCACATCTTCTTCTTTTAAGAGAGGTTTCTGCTCACCACTTTCAATGTTGTGTCGGAGAATCGCTTGATTAGCAAGAAGCACGATTAACCAAATAACCAAATCTAATGATTCAGTGACATTAGCTGATTCCGCTAACTTGTTACCAATATTGCCTAAACCACCAAATTTGTTGTTGATCTCTTTAGTGGCTTTGTTGGTGAGGATGAGTTCGTACTCTTTTTCACCAATTTTAATTATGCTTGTTCTTTCGTCCATGCCTCACACCTCCTCAGGCGGTATAGTCAGGTTCGTAAACCGAAGTATACCAAGCATTAACTACTGTAGCGTTAGTGCCATCTTCAGTGATTTCAGCTTTCCAAGGATGTTTATTCTTTTCATCCGCTTTGTTTCTTTGGAAGATAGTTCCTTCGATAGTTGGTGTGCTGAATGTGATGGAATCTCCCTTAGTTGCAAGAGATGTTCCGGGGACCGCGAATTGAACTCTATAAAGCCAGAAGTAACGGTACTTACCATTTGCCTTTCTTGCTCTGAAGCCAACCGCGACATAATTTGGATTATCTTCTCCACGAGAAACGAGGACACCGTTTTCATCTACTTCTGCTCCTAATAAAGCAGCCGCATTTGCGTGACCTAATTCATCGATATTTAAAGATAATGTTCCTGATTTGAACTCTTTGACGGATTCCGCTTGACCATCATCTGCATAAAGAATCGCTTCGTTAAGCTCAACGGAGAGTTCAGCAGAGATAGCTTTTGCGAGTTGTACAGGAGTTCCATATGTCTCATTACCGCTAGAATCTTCAGTAATTGGGGCATAGTACAACTTGTCTAATCCAATAGATGCCATAGTTAATTTTCCTCCTCTATGTCATATTGCTTGGCTACGTCAATCGTGTACTGGTAGTAGCCTGTTCCAGTTTCATAACCGTTGAATCTACGGTCAGTAATATAAAAATCGCCACCCAACAGACGAGTGATGATCTTGTTTTTAAGTTTTGTGTAATTAGTTTTTGTGAATATGCTTATTCGCACTTCTTGATAATCAAGTTGTGGATAGTTATCAGCATTAAAAGGGAATGAGTCATTAAGCGGAACGATAACCACATAGGTGTTAGGAGCATTACCGCTGAAGATACCTGTTTCAACTGGTACATTGAGTGAATTGAATAACGTGTTTAATTCTTTGAGAATGTTCATTTCTTCATTTCCTCCTCAATTACCTGTTTCATCTTTTCGATAGCCTGATTACCTACTTGCTTCTTTGCAGGAGTTAAGAATGGCTTAGCAGGTTGGTTATGTTTTCCATACTCTAGGATATTAGCCACACCAGCATTAGATGAACCATCAGCACGATACTCATCAAAACCAATCTTAATGTTATAATTGCCATCTTTGTCAGTTCTCACTTTGGATAAGCCTAAAGAAGAAACAAGCTGACCAGTTGATCGCGATGCAGTTTTAGTGTTCTTACCAATAACTCCGATAAGATTTGCTCTAGCTCGATTAAGAACTATTTCGCCACCAGCAGTTAATGCTTTTGTAGCGACTTCATCGGTTCTACTTCCGAGTTGAGATATCTTTTTAAGAAACTCATCGGGGAGTTTGATATTACACTTTGCCATTGCTACTCCTATGCACTCTCGCGAGTACTTCGATGTACATCCCTCTTCCTTTAATGTTCTCACACGAAAGAATGTCGTATCGCTCATTTTCATAAACAATCGACATGTCCTCCGTCACCCTGAGACTAGGTATCTTTCTGAACCGGAATAAATCGGTAGCTTCAGAAAAACTAGCAAGATTTGCCCATCTCTCTGAACCGTGTCTGCCTTCTTTATAACAGCGAATTTCCGCTACTTTTTCCTCAATTTCTACTGCAAAACCCTCATCATCTTTGGAATTTACCACTTTTACAATTGTGGCTTTTTTATTCATGTTTCCTAACATAACTAAATCTTCCAATTCCTATCTAAACGAAGGAGTAAGTTGACGGTTTTCCATGTTTGTTCTGAGGCGGAAGGACTACTAGAGAAGAAGCCACCACTAGAGCCATCTCTACTCTCATAGAAATAACTCGCTAACATGATGATTCCTTGCTTAGTAGTTTCTCCCATTGGGTTAATGGCATAGTAGCCTTCATCGTGATGTTGATAACTTTCTGCATATTCAATGGCGGCGGCAATGAAAGAAATAATCAGTGCATCGTCATCATTAAAGCTAATAATCAAATTCTCTTTAACTCGAGATAATAAATCATTTGCAGTCATCACCGCTCACCTCCACTAATCTTTAGTTACTCTAATCGTAACTTCTGCTGTTTTATATCCAGCCTTGGATAACTTGAACACTCTTGGGTTCACAGCGATATCTTCCGCCTTGATATAAAGGACGAATGATCCAGCTTGGCATCCAACGGAAGCTGCTTCATCAGCATCTCCTTGGGTGAGTTCGTATTCGTCAAACTTCACACCCGCGATTGGATTTACACCTGTTTTAATTTCTAAGCCTAACCACTTATGTGTTCCTTGGGCAGGATTGCTGGATGGATAAGCGACTAATTCATTGACATCAACTTTGACATCAATAACACCATCGGCATAATTCACACCCACCACTTTTGCATGGTTAGCTTGAAGTTCAGGTTCAGTTGGATTTGGGATTAAGTTTGAATCAACAGCGAATTCATCCTTTTTTACATATCCCGCTTCTTTTAATCCAACTAATAAAGCATTGAAGTTATCATTTAAATCGCTAACTTTTGTTGCTTCACTAGCAGGAATGTTATCAGCAGAAGGGAGTCCCTCGATGGAGGCCCCCTCTTCAATAACTAACTTTCCACCGATATGGGTGACATCGCCACCTTGCTCGGTATAATTCTTTGCGTTATAGCCCATGAGTCTACCTCATCAGGCTTTTTGAGCCAAGACTTTGACAGCTTCTCTTAAGATGAGCTTACCATCGACTCTTTGTGTCGCAACGAATCCAGTTTGATCTGTCGCAGCATAGAGTTCAGATAACTTCTTAAATGTTCTACCTGCACGATCAGCAATCCAGTAATAGGAGAAATCACCAAAGATGATTGTCTTATTACCAGCAGCGATTTCAGGGACATAGGAAGAAGTATAGACTGGTCTACCTAAGAGAGTGTCTGGAGTACCAGCAGTTAAGGCTGGTTGCCATAAGTATTGACCGTTACCATCCTTAAGTTTTCTGACCGCTTTCACAGTAGTGTCATTTAAAACCCACACTGCTTTCTTACGATAAGGAGCTCTTAAGGAATAGAATAATTCGATAACTTCATCGGCAGTGATTTCAGTTGCAGATTTAGTTGTAACACCAACTTCCGCACCGAGAGTGTCGTGTAAGATACCAGTTGGCTTACCAGTACCATCACCATTGAAGAAGGAATCCTCTTCACGGCTACCGATACGTCTAGCGAATTCTTTAGAGATGTAAGCTTCTAAGTTGAAAACACTATCAGCGAGTAATTCATTAGAAACTTTGATTAAAGTGCCTAATTTGAATGCACCGATAGAGACTTGACCGAAAGCATCATCACTATCAGGAATTAAGCCTTCTTCATCAACCCAAGAAGCTGTACCTTTGGAAGCCACAACAGGAATCTTGCGATCACCGCTTTGAGTTTGAATAACATGAGCTAATTTTCTGAAGATGTTTTCTTCTTGTAAAGCTTCCACTAAAGTGTGTTCGAATTCATCAGGAACTAAATAGCCACCTTCAGAATCAGTACCAACTTGAAGAGCATCAGCGACCTCAGGTCTCACCGCTTTAGATTTCATCGCGTTCCAGAAAGCTTTATTATAGACTTTGGATTTGTTACCAGTTTCATCTTCACCTGCTTTTGGATTGGTTAAGATTGGAGTATTAACTGGTTTGCTTAATTCGACTTCAATCGCGTTCATTCTTTCATGACGCTTAATCTCGTTAGTGAGAGAGTCGAATTCTTTCTCCATTTCAGCATACTTGGCATCATCTTCAACGCCAAGCACACCTTTTTCATTTGTGTGAGAATCAAGGAAGGATTTCATCGTATCCCATAACTTGGCTCTCTTTTCAGTTAATTGTGCTAAATTCATAAATCGATAAATCCTCCTAGATAATTCTTTTAAGCACGTCTAACTCATTATTGAGCTGTTCGATATTTCGACCAGATTGTTCAGGAGTTTGGTCTTCTCCTTTAAATTTGTTTAGAAGAGCGGTTTGATAAGACTTTTGAGAGAACATATAACCATCCATCTCATTAGCCACTGGTTTCTCTTCTAACATCCCATCAGCAAAATGAAGCTCAATCGCCTTCTTAGCATTCATCCATGACTCATCATCCATCATGTGAGAAAGCACAGTTCTTGATTGACCTGTCTTAAGCTCATAGGCGTTAATGATTGATTCTTTCACTTCTTCGAGGACTTCGATGGCTTTAGCCATATCTCTATGGTCTCCTGCCGCGATCATCGATGGGTTATGAATCATCATTAAGGAAGTCGGGGACATGAGTACTTTGTCACCAGCCATAGCGATAACTGATGCCGCACTAGCTGCGAGACCATCAATCTTAACCGTGACTGTATTTTTGTACTCTTTGAGCATCGTGTAGATTTGACTCGCTGCGATGCAGTCACCACCCGGAGAATTAATCCAAACTGTAATAGGACCATCGCCGCTCATGAGTTCGGATTTGAACATTTGAGGAGTAACCTCATCTCCAAACCAGGACTCTTCAGCAATTGTCCCGTTAAGTTCTAGGATTCTTTCTTCTACTTCCGCTTCGTTTTTCACCTTTTTCCAGTTCCAAAACTTCATCATTAGTAGATTCCTCCTCAGTTTTGTTATTTGCATAAGCTCCTGCTTTGTCTAAAGGGAGCATGTTGCCGTTAATAAGGTACAGGTCACCACCTTCTTCAGCAGGTATCCTGTCTAAGTTCTCAAGCTCACGGATATCGTTTGCAGACATCCATCCGTTTTGTCTTCCAATGGCGTAACCTTGCATTCGAGATTGATAATCGCCACGTAAAAGACCCTCAAGATTGAACTTGAAGAAATATGTTTTTTTATCTGATGGATTGATTAAAGCACGGGATAAACTTTGCTCCCATCTCACGATCCATGGGGATAACGAATATTTAACGAACTCGAGAGATTGTTGTTCGATATTAGAGAACGAACTTTTTTCTAAATCACCCACCATATGCGGGGGAATTCTGAAAATTCTCGCGATTTCGTCAATTTGAAATTTTCTTGTTTCGAGGAATTGTGCTTGTTCAGGAGAAATGGAAATCGGTGTATATTTCATTCCTTCCTCAAGAACCGCAACTTTTCCGGAATTACCACTACCACCAAACTGTGACTGCCAAGCTTCTCTGACCTTCTCCGGATTCTTAATCGTTCCGGGGTGTTCGAGTACACCACTCGGGGCAGCGCCATTAGCGATAAACTTAGCGGCATATTCATCAGAAGCAATTCCTAAACCGATAGCGTTTTTAGCCATAGCGATTGGAGAGTAACCCAAGAGTCCATCGAAACCCAAAGCAGGGATATGGAGAACTTCTCTGCTGGTAAGTGTCACTGTACCTATCTGTCCAGTTTTAGCTTCATCACTACCTTTGTTATAGGTATAGATAATATGTCCTGACTCATCTCTATCAACACTCATGCGGTTAGGCATCAACGGATAGAGAGCTATAATTTCACCTTTACCATTTCTAATAATTTGAGCATATGCATTACCCCAAAGGAGTAAGTGAGTCATTAGGGTTTCTCTAAAAAGAAAAGAAGTCATCTCAGGATTTGGCTCATCGTGAAGCAAGTGATACAAGTTGTTATCAACTGCTTTTTCTTTAGAGCCATCATCCGTATACCTATAAAGGTGTAACGGAAGACCTGCGATAGCTTCTGACAAGATTCTGACACATGCGTATACAGCACTTAACTGCATCGCACTTCGTTCAGTGACAATCTTTCCTGCGGTACTGCCACCTAAATAAAAGGTATAAGCACTACCAGGAGTACGATCATCGACTTTTGGTATTTTCTTACGTGAGAATAATCCCATGTGAATTCCTCCTTAAATAAAAAGGATGCCCCTACTGTCATAGACAGATTCAGAACTTCCTTGATTTCTTATTGCTCTATCAAGAGCCATGACTAATGCAACCGCACCATCAATTTTTTCTGTGGATTTAGATTTATCCATCTTAATGTTTCCAGCCGGGTCAGTACGAATACACACATTATCCATCATCCATCTAAGAACTGGATGCCCGTTATGTTTCAGCTTCTTTCCCAACACTAAGTTCATTAACTCCTTAGTAGGCGGAGACATTGAAGAGAATCCTTGACCGAATGGGACAACTTTGAACCCCATATTTTCGAGATCTTGGGTCATTTGCACAGCACCCCATCTGTCGTATGAAATCTCAGAGATGTTGTAGATTGTTCCGAGCTGCTCAATGAACTGCTCAATAAAACCATAATGGATAACATTTCCTTCAGTGGATATTAAGTAACCCTGCTTTTTCCAAATGTCGTATGGGACATGATCTTTGCTAATCCTGTGTTCCATATTTTCTTCCGGAATCCAGAAGTATGGCAAAACATAATAATTGTCATCTTTATCATTTGGAGGGAAGACTAATACAAAGGCAGTAATATCGTTAGTGCTAGATAAGTCTAGACCACCATAACATAGCCTTCCTTTCAAATCTTCAGGAGAAAATGACACCTTGCAATCATCCCATTTCTCCATTGGCATCCATCTGATTGCTTGCTTTGTCCATTGATTTAATCTAAGTTGTCGGAACGTATTCTCCTCAACAGGATTTTGTCTAGCAGATTCAAATGCTGCTTGAACCTTATCCATCTGAACAGTGATACCTAAAGAAGGATTAGCTTTCTTCCAAACTTTAGGATCAGTCCAATCATCATCCATTTCAGCACCATAGATGACTGGATAGAATGTTTTATCCACTCTTCTACCATCTATGATGTCTTTGGCTTTTTGGTGTTGTTCATAGCAAATGCTATGAATGTCAGTCCCTGCCGTGGTGATAAGAAAAGCTAACGGTTGTTGTCTAGCATCACCACTACCTTTGGTCATGACATCGAATAATTTTCTATCAGGTTGAGCATGAAGCTCATCAAAGATGAGACCATGAACGGAGAAACCGTGTTTAGAATATGCTTCAGCGGATAATACCTGATAGAAACTATTAGTAGGAAGGTATACGATTCTTTTTGTCGCAGCGAGAATCTTACATCTCTTATTTAAGGCTGGGCACATACGAATCATGTCAGCAGCTACTTCAAAAACAATAGAAGCTTGTTGACGGTCACTCGCACATCCGTACACCTCTGCGGATATTTCATTATCGAAGCAAGTAAGGAGTAAAGCAACTGCTGCCGCTAATTCAGATTTTCCTTGCTTCTTGGGTATTTCAATATAAGCAGTGTTAAACTGACGATAACCATTAGATTTTACTATTCCAAAGAGATCGCGAATGATCTGTTCTTGCCAGTCAATTAACTCGAATCTTTCACCAGCCCATACCCCTTTTGTGTGGCAGAGCTGTTCAATAAAATCTACTGCAAAATCCGCTTTTTCTTTATCGTAATGAGAATTTTTATCCTTAAACCTAGTCGGCTTGTACTTCTTTAGTTTTCGTATCAACTTCAATCACCAAATCCGAGTATGGGATATCAACCCCATCTCTACGACAATAAACACCTTCACTATTACCAGTATTCTCAACATATCTGCGAAGAATGACTGAAGCGTACTTTTCATCAAGTTCCATCGTATAGCAGATACGGTTAGTGAGTTCACAAGCCATCAAAGTGCTACCGCTGCCCCCGAAGGTATCAACAACAATAGCGTTTTCTTGTGAGCTATTCTGAATTGGGTAAGAAAGAAGGTCGAGAGGTTTTGAAGTGGGGTGGTTCTCATTACGTTTTGGTTTTTTGAAATTCCACACAGTAGTTTGTTTTCTATCGCTGTACCACTTATGGGTTCCATTTTGTAAGAATCCATAAAGAACTGGTTCATGTTGCCATTGATAATCAGATCTTCCTAAAACGAGAGAGTCTTTCACCCAAATGCAGCATCCCGCTAAATGGAATCCTGCTTCTTCAAAGGCAACTCTGAATTTAGTTCCTTCTGTATCAGCATGGAAACAATATGCACTAGCACCCGGAACAGCGTTATTCACTAGATTAACAAATGCACCATATAAGAAGTTTGTGAAGTTATCACCTTTAAGTGCATCGTTTTTAATCTTTAATCCTGAACTAGATTTGAAATCAACTCCATATGGTGGGTCGACAAGAATAAGATTAGCTTTCTTGCCGTCCATTAAAGCAGTTACATCATCTGGATTAGTAGCATCACCGCAGTAAAGACGGTGTCTACCCACAAACCAAATATCACCTCGTTTAACAAATGAAGCTTTTTCTAATGCTGCCGATAAATCGTAGTCATCATCTTCCACTTCTGTTTTTGTTTTGAAAAAATCATTTAATTCTTTTTCATCAAAACCAGTGAGAGATAAATCGAAGTCGCTAGCTTCTAAGTCAGCTAATTCAACTTTTAGCATTTCTTCATCCCAACCAGCATCCAAAGCGAGACGGTTGTCTGCAATAACATAAGCTTTTCTTTGAGCTGGGGTGAGATAGTTTTCTTTAATACATGGTACTTGTTTCATACCTAATCTTTGAGCGGCAATGAGTCTGCAGTGACCTGCTGTAATAACATAATCCTCACTGATGAGAATTGGGTTAATAAAACCGAACTCTTTTATCGACGCCATTACTTTGGAGATTTGTTCATCGGTATGAGTTCGGCTATTGTTCACATATGGGATTAACTTTTCTACATCAACGAGTTCATAATCGAGTAATTTTGTGTCCATTATAAAAGTCCTCCTTCTGCAAACTTCTCAAATCCACCACGCCCGATGATGAATTCTCTAGCAATTTCCACTATTTCTGAGTAAGGCTTACCGTCGACATATTCATCACCAATGGCACAGGAGAGAGAAACAACCTCTCCAGTTTCTTGAGCTTTTAAGAATGCATAAATATTTACAGAAACATCTGCCTTTGATAAATCTTTGCCATGTAAGCCACCACCGGATACTGAATCAGCCATATCAGAACCCAATTTTCTGTTAGTGGCTCCGCAGTCAACTCCAGTACCGCCAGTCCAATCACCTAATGGGTTGATGATGGCATCAGGATACATTTCTTTTAAGTCTTCAGTTTTAGCATTGCTTTGACAAATAATTAGCTTTTCGCCATCCAGCACATATTTGCCATCATATGGGTAATGAAAAGTAATCTTGTTAGCAATATTACAGAGCACCTTCTGTTCTTTGGTTAGTGGCACACCTTTGAAGATGCCGTTATCACCACACCTAACCATTCCTTCTTGGTTATGAGCTAAATGTGGGTCTTGCGGAACCTCAACATAGTCCACTTCCACTTTTCCAGCGATGCGTTTAACAATCTTTTTAATTCTTGAGGTATCAAGTAGAACAGATGTCTCAGCAATGATGTGACATACACCATGACCAATCAACACCTCAACCGCGATTCTAGGGTTTTCCTGAGTGTTATAAGCTAAATCGACAATCGCACCTGCAATTCGATCAGCAATTTTGTCAGGATGATATTTGTTTACTCTTTCGTAAGCCATGAATAATCCTCCTAAGCCATGTAGATGACTGAATCACCAAAAGTAGCTTTGATGTATTCAGCGATGTTTTCTTGTTTTAAGGCTTCAATCAAAACGAGTGTCTTCTCTGACTCTTCGTTTCCTTCTTTCACCGCGATAACATTAGCCATCTTCTTCGCAATGTCAGAATTTTTATCTTCAGTAACTAAACACTTATCAACCACTCCGGAAGAAAGAGCATAGTTACCGTTAATCACTGAATATTCACAGTCGGATAACATAAGAGGAATGTTTTGAGCTTCCACTCTTACGATGTTGGCATCATCCATTCCATGTAGTGCGAGTAAAATATTCGCACGGTCATAGTTGCTCTTATCGCTTGGGACAATGATTTTGTCGCCAAGTTCGTAATCAGCAAGTGAGCTCTTCTTGCCGCCATAGATACCCATTGGTTCAAAGTGAGCATCCATCACTGGAACTAAGTGAGTATTGTTAGATTCATTGAATTCATTAAGATATGGTTTGTGTTGAAAGTAGTTCGCATCAAGTTCTCCGTTTTCTAATGCATAATTTGGAAGAACATAATCATCAAATACTTTAATTTCTAGTGCAAATCCCTTGTTTTTCACAAATTCTTTAGTTTGCTCCAAGATAAGAGCGTGCGGTGTCGAAGAAGCACCAACCACTATCTTCTTATTTGAATTGTTGCATCCTGCTAGCATAAGCACAGGCAAGCAGACAAGCACGAGTAAACTTCTTAATGTTTTAAGCATAAAATCCTCCTTAATAGCAACCTCACTAGGAAGTTGTTTGTTATTTGAATAATTGAAACAATAACCACAATGATAATGACCGCCTTAGCAATCACTCCCCAATCGAACCTTTGGAATCCATAGACAATCGCGTAATTGCCAAGACCACCTCCACCGACTACCCCTGCCATCGCGGAATAACCGATGATGTTAATTAAGGTGATGCCGATTGCGTTCACCAAATAAGGAACCTTGCTGGCCCACTTGATTTTGATGAGGATCATTAAGTTAGAAGCTCCATCAATCTTGGCAGCTTCAATAATCGAGTTAGGGACTTCTGATAAAATCTCTTCAATGAGCCTAGCCTCAAAAGGTATCGCACATATTGTTAAAGGCACTATCAACGCGGTAGTCCCTATCGCTGTTCCAATGAGAATCCTCGTAAATGGAAATAGGAACACAACGAGCAATATGAATGGAATACTCCTAAACACATCTATTAGACGATTTAAGACAAAATTGAGTATTCGGTGAGGAATTAATCCACCCGGTCTTGTTTCTGACGTCAATGAACCTAAAATCATAGCAATAGTCCATGAGATAGCCAAGGAAACAAAAGACATGTATAAAGTTTCTAATGTTGCTTTGAGCATCTCTTTTATCTCCTTACTAAGAATGTTGATGAATCCTGTGTTGATTGGTTATAAAATACAAATATGAATATTTATGCCGACAGTTTTTTGGAACAACCAGTTTGGGTTGTTTTGCTAGCGATTGCGATTATCGTTACTATTGGCGGTATTATCTATGCGATCGACAAATCCCGTAGAACAAAAATCGAAAAATCTAATTTCAAGAATTATCAAGAATCGATATTAAAGTACAACGCTGATGACATACTTGAAAATGCTCGGAAATATAAAGAATCACATCCGAATTACAATGAAGTGGATTTATCATCATTACATTTTGTGTATTACGTAGATACCATCTTTTTAAATGGAGAGAACTTGCCTCGTTTTGTGTTTGCTAAGTTTTTGTATCTTTCTGTTAGAGGAGACACATTGATTGCTACTTACAAAGAAGAAATACCATCAGGGTTATTCCACGGTCCATCATCTAAGCTACGCACAGTTGAGATGTACAAATGCAATTTCAATAAAAACTTTTTTGCAGAGGAAGTTCTAGCTAAAGAAAAAATCGTAAATTTGTTAAAAGACAGCCCTTCCGGCAAATATCCATATCTTACAGACGATCCAGTCATTTTATAAAACAGATTACAAATAATAGAAAAAAGCACCTCGGTTGAGATGCTATAAACAGGGACGATGAATTGGGAAACTGAAGGAAGCCCCTATTTTTGTATAGAACGCAGGATTAGCTCTCCCACGGACTATTCAACCATTTTTTAAGTTCAACGCTGGAATCTGTTTCAAATAAAGGTTCATCACTGTGGAACTTGCCATCAGGTGTTCTACCGTAAACCGTATATTTCTTTTTGTTCCAACAGCAATCAACCTGAACTGTGAACTGGACATCACCGGTTTCTAAATCGGCAAAGCGGAAGTCATCATAAAGTGGTCCGTTCAAAGGGCAGTTGTTTTTGAACCAAACATACCAATTTGTAAGATTGACCTTACCACCAGCTTTGACCCCTTGGATAACCTTTCCGAGTCTATCAGTCTTGCCTGCTAAAGCTTTATCGCTGCAGAACCAATCCCACCAGCCTGCATCAATTTGGACTTTGACATCCTTAGATGCAAATAGACCATCTTGGTAGGCATCTATCCATCTGCTAATTGAAATGTGTTCTTTCATTATTCGATTACCTCCACCACATCTTTAATTGGGACCATGCAGTTGATTTTGTTTGCTATCATCCATTGAACTTGGCGGTCCTTAAGGTCGCCTCCGTTAACCCTGATGGAAACCCATGTTCCTTCTAAGGCATGTTCGTCTGTAGAGACTTCAAAAACCTCCCCAATAATGGAGTGGACTCCGTATTTGCGAAATTTGGCTTTAACAATGTCGCCATTTTTTACTAGGATCTTGTTCATCTTTTTCCTTCCTTTCATCCTAGTCATATATTCGCTCTTAGCGGGATATTTATCAAGTTATATCTAAGATATAAAAACGAATTATTAACCCTTCCTAGACCTGAGTAAACGCTCCATCGCATCATTAGGATCGTAGCCACCATAACCACTAGGAGAGTTCTCTTTAACAATCTGGTAAATCTGAGCCCAAGTGGCATTGATTTGGCGAGCAAAAATATTAAGCATCGCTACATATGGAGATTGGATAGGTGCGTTTGTGGTTGGATGTTTCGCTAAAAATCCATACTCACTAATGGCATCCTGAACCTGAATCCATCTGCTTACATTCATCGAATATTGTTCTATAAGACCAGAAGCGACTAGTTTGTCGCATCCTTTTTCATGTAGCCACAACCACATCTCATGGTAGATTTGTTCAGCAACCAGATCTTTTCCATTTTTCTGTTTTGCTTTCATGTATTCTTTCACAGGAGGCATATCAACCCCCTCTAAATCAGCAGCTTCTAATTCAAAATCGGTAGGTTTTTTCAAAGAATCTACCTTGCCTTCTGCTACTTTTTCAGCTAAAGGTTTAGATTTTCTACCACTCCCGACACGATAACCACCTCTATTTGTACCGTCTTTAGCCATTGGCTACCTCCTCATATGTTTGAAAAGGGGTCTATTCCCCTGTTTGATTTCCAATTTTTCCGCGTGCAACCCCTCGCCGATGTCCGATTAAAAGGCCGTAGAGATTTGATACCCCCTACCGGTCACCTAGCTCATGGTGTATCTTCTCATGGCATGAGTGGCAAAGTGACATTAAGTTGTTCCAAGAATGATCACCACCTCTATTGATTGGTAAGATGTGATGCACTTCTTCCATTGGCGTAATCTTTCCTTCCTTTAGACAATTCTCACAAACTGGGTGCAGAGACGCATATCTATCACGGATACGCCTCCACTCTCTTCCATAATGTTTGTTGTGATCTTTATCCCTGACATATTTGTTATAGTCATACGCCACCTTACCACGATGAACTTCACAGTACGGTTGGTCGCTTAGATTGGGACAACCGGGATATCTACATGGTTTTAATGGTTTATGTGGCATCATGACTCCTTCTACCTCCAACAGAGAAAGCACCCACCTAGGAAAATGTCAGAAAACCTAGGTGGGCCGAAAGGAGGTAAACATGTCTGAAAAAAGAACATGCAAAGAAAAACTCACTAAGATTTCTCCTAATGAGTTCTTGTTTGATTGCTTATGGCACTTGGCCAATTTTACATTAGCATGATGTCTAATCGTTCACAATAGTTCACGACCGTTCATCACCGTTCATTTCTTCGAATTCTCCAAGTGCAAACCAGTACCAACGCTTAACGGTGGAGTATGAAACATCTAAAATGGTGGCGATATCAATCCATGGATATTCGGAGATAAATCTTAACATTAGTAAGTTTTGATAATTCTCGTTTTTGACTCGAGATATCTTCTCCAACGCGTCAGAAGTTAAACGATTAAGTTCAGCTTGTTTCTCCTCAATTTGAGCATCAACTTCTATCATCTTATCTAGCCATTTAATGAATGGTGCTTTATTCTCCCTCGACTTTTGTACCACTGGTTCATCATAGGGATGAGTTGGAACAGAATCCGCCATCTGCTCATAAGTCTTATGCTTGATTTTGAGGGCATCTAGCTTCTTCCTCGTTCTAGAGATTTGCGATAAATAATCATATCCGTCCACGTGTTCTTCCTCCCTTCTTAATTGCTGAGATGTGTTCTGCTGGATTATATTCATCAATCTGTTTATTGAGTTCCTCCATTACGAAGTCGGGATCAAGATTAGTGAACTTATTATTCCTGAGAAAGGTTTCATCAAGTCGCATCTCGGTGAGATACTTATCTTTCAGCCTTACAACTTTGTCAGGGTTCATCAAATAACCATGTTCCAACTTATAGATGAGTTTTTTATACTCAAACCCAGCATTGCGATAATCCTCTACCGCTTTAGTAATAATGGCACATGCTAGTCGTTCTAAAGCTTCAATCTTATACTTAGCTCTAACTGACTTAGGTGTACGATTTCTAATTTTCTTCTTTTTGTGAACCGCTTTCTTCTTTCGACCACGTTTCTTTTTCTTCACGGGTTTCTTAATAGCTTCAGGGTCCAGCGAATACTTTCTCTTACGTTTCAGTTTCTTCATCAGACAATCCTCCTTTAGATTGGGTATCGGTTTTGACTGATGTTGACTTTAATTTTGCTTTCACCGCATCGATAAGTTTTGACTGAGTAGCATCTTTGTACTTGATTGCCTTCATCACGGTTTCATCCATCGTATCTTTGGTAATAAGGTGGATGATGACCACTGATTTTTCACTTTGTCCTTGGCGATAAAGTCTCGCCACTGTTTGTTGGTATAATTCCAGACTCCATGTTAGTCCGTACCACACTAGGGTATTACCACCACTTTGAAGGTTCAGACCATGGCCAGCACTGGCAGGATGAATTAAACCAACTTGTATCTGTTTTTCATTCCATTTTCTAATATTGTCACCTTTGTCTAATACTGCATAATTGACACCGAGTTTATCGAGTCTTTCCTTAATGCGAATTAAGTCATGTTTGAACCAGTATGCAATTAAGAGATTATTACCACTACTTGCCTCGATCACATCCTCAAGTGCATCAAGCTTTCGAGTGTGGATATCTACCACCTCACCTTCATCAGTGTAGATAGCACCATTTGCCATTTGGAGAAGCTTCCCAGTAAGGACCGCCGCATTAGCCGAGCTTATCTCTTTGTCCTTATATTCGACTATCATTTCTTCTTCAAAATCCTTATAAAAATCCATTTCTTTCTTGGATAACTCCACTGGATGAATAACTTCTACTAAGTCAGGCATGTGAAGATGGTCGATGGCTTTCATACTGATGGTAATATCACTAATCCGTTTAAAGATTCTCGCCTCAGCACCAACCTGAGGTTTATAGGAGAACACCACCATTCCATTCCTTTTGTCAGGAAGGAAGAACTCATTACGATATCGAGTGATGAATCTACCTAATCTCGCACCATAATCCAGACACTTGAATTCAGCGAATAAATCCATTAATCCATTGCTCGCAGGAGTACCAGTAAGCCCGATAATCCTCTTCACATATGGCCTTATCTGCATAAACGCCTTATGTCTTTTAGCCCTTGCATTCTTGAAACTGGATAATTCATCAATAACAACAGTATCGAAATTGAAGGAAACACCACTCTTCATCACAAGCCACTCTAGGTTCTCACGGTTAATGATGTAGATGTCAGCTTGTGCCTTTAGTGCTTTCACCCTCTCTGTTTCAGTGCCAATCGCGACACTATACTTCAGCATCTTCAGGTGATCCCACTTCTTGAGCTCATCAGGCCAACTTATCATCCCTACCCTTAGTGGTGCTATCACTAACACCTTATGTGCTACGAATGAATCGAAGAGTAAGTCGAATAATGCGGTTAGTGTTATCACTGTCTTACCAAGCCCCATGTCTACTAGTAGTGCGCTGATGGGATGTTCTTCAATATAATTAGTCGCATATGTTTGATATTCATGCGGTACGTATTGCATCGATTATTCCTCCTATCTGATTAATATCATCAAGAACATAGACCTTAAAGCCCATCTTCCTGAGTTCATTGTGCCTCTTCAACTGTATCCTTCTCGGTTTCTTCCCTTTCGCCTTCACTTCGACAAATCCAATCTTGCCGAATGCTACTAATACCACTCTATCGGGAACACCAATATAACCAGGACTCACCAGTTTGAGACACATTCCACCGTTTTTCTTGACCTCTTTCACTAGTTTGGCCTCTATTTTTGCTTCTTCAGCCATAGACCTCTACGTTAGTACTAAAGTACTAGAGAGGTCGGAGATGTCATTTCTGAACTTTTTCTATATAGCAATTTTTTAATTTTTACCTTATGTGAATAAGTTATGTTTTGACCTCTCCGACCTCTCCTTTTTGCGATTTTTACTTTAGTAACTCTGCGGATTCTTGGTCTTCTAGGGAGAGGTCAAATGGAATGAGGGTTATGCCTTTGATGACATATCGGTGATTCTTCTGAACTCGTTTATAGCCCAGTTTTTCAATAGTGTCATAGAAGTCGGTGGTACTTCTAGCATTTTCACCGTTGCTGTAGCAGTAATTTCTATACTTGGTGTAAAGTTCACCACTTGAGCATTCGCTTGATGGATTGCTGGTGTCGCATCTATCTTGAAGGAATAAAGTGACGGTATCACTCTTCTCCTTATAACCCTTAATGGCATCAACCACTTCTGCAGGTGGCTCAATGCGGAAACAATTATCGAATGCTTTCTTGGCACCTTCGAGTAACCAATAGAGAATATATTCGCCTGCCTCTTCCACTAGCACTTCGGCATAATTCTTAATATCTTCTTTGCCAGCAAACTTATGTTTGAATGGGATGACCACAATCCTACGCCAAGTGCCATCATCCATAGTTGCAATTTTAGGAAGATTGTTAGTGTAGATGACTAATGTATGACTTGGTGTAAAGTCAAATGGGTCCTTATACTTCTTGCATGCATTAATCTTGTCAGTAGAACACATACGCTTAATGGTTGACTCATCTAATCGATCACCAGCTTTAGTTTCTGCTGCGATAACTAACCGTTTGCCTCTGAGTTCAGCTAAGTCAGCCTGCTTATCACGCTTGATGTTGGTGGTAAGCACATCAGAGGCAATTGAACCATAGTAGTCACCAATAACGGTACTGATGGAATTAAAGAATGTTGACTTACCATTACCTCCCTCACCGTAAGCGATGATGCATCCCTCGAAGTACACCTTCCCGAATAATGCCATACCGCACATTTGCTGAACATAATCAATCAATTCCTTACTATTTCCAAAGATGGTATTAACGGACTTAAGCCATACATCCTTCCCCTTCATTGATGGTGATGTGGCTGTCATTTTGGTGATGAGGTCTTCTGATTTATGTTCTCTTAGTCCACTGACACCAAACCTAAGGTCAAATACACCAGCCGGAGTATTAAGGAGATATGGATTAGCATCAAGTTGGCTGGAGTCAATCTCCACCATTGGTCTTACTTCCTTCAGGGTTGCAGAAATGGTGTGTGAATACCTGCGTTTGATAACATAATCCTTAAACTTCAATCCTTCGAGATAGCCATAGTAAGCTTCTTTCTGATCTTTTGATAAGTGTTCATCAATTTCTGCCTTCTTACTCGCCGCCACAATTGTGAATGCTTGAAGGTCCTGACACTTCTTATAGTTGGTGATAATAAGATGTTCAGCTTGGCAAAGCTGTCTTTCTGTTAGTTCCTGCGCTATTGCCTGAGCACCAGCTTCTGACTCTACCCACTTGTTGTTCCTGTAGACGATATTGAGAGTTGCGGCAGAATACTTAAGTTCATTGGAGAAGTACTTCTGGATGACCCTTGCCTGACCAACATCAGAATAGTCTGTTGGGCGGTAATCATTATCATCGTTATATTCATCAGGCTTCTTATATGTAGGGTCTGCAAGAACTACTTTGTTATAAAACTTTATGGCAGACTTCCATATTGTTTCGAGTTCAGTTGGCTCTAATTCAGGGTCACAATGAGTAGCTTCTTCATCAAACAGGGTTCTAGCTTCTTCGGTTAGACCATACTTCTTCAGAACCTTAGCTGCATAACAGGACATGTATGGATTACGTTCACCTTCAGGGATAACACGTTCATTGCTGGTAACATTATCGAAGTCCAATTCATCGAGTAGTTCATTAAGAGTCATGTAGCCATCAACCACTTCCACCTTTGGTGATTCAGTACCAAAGAAGAAATGAGCGACATCTTTTGCTTTCTTATCAATAACAGGAAGATAATGCTCTAATCTATTGATAAGTGTGTCGTATTCTTCCTTTTTCCTAGTTTCCTTAATGGCAATAAGGATATGCATCTTTGGTCTGCGCGGTTTGATGATAATCGTACCGTTATTCTTTTTCACTTGTTTGTCAACCATGTGGTTCCTTGAGTAATGGATAATGTGTGGTACACCTTTGAGAATGTTTTCCACATCAGCCTTATCAAACCACTCCGCCTCATTTTCACTGTGGTCATTGTCGATGTCGACAAGCATACAGTTCGTTTTGATGAAGTTATCATTAGAACGAGCGTTATCCTTAAGATATGCACCGACATAGTCATGAGTGAAAATGGAAGGATCAAGAGGAGCCTTTGTATCAATTTTTACTTCGTTTGGATATATTGTCTTAGCTGGTTCACCCCGATAATTCGAGGTATAGATTGTTATAATCATTGTTTGATAAATCCTCCTTAATCTTTTTTATAGTAGAGGCACTCATATCCATCGGCATTTAGGATGAGTCCTTTTGCCCACTTTGGTGTTTGTGACATGAGCGTTGTAATCTGACTGACAGATGCATCAATTGGTGCTTCTATCACTACTTCATCGTGGATGTGTGCTACTATGTTGTAACCTTGTTGACTGAGATTGGCGATTGCGAATAGAAGAATGTCCCGGGCTGTCGCTTGGATGATGTTCTCGACGAACTTTGGTCCGTACGATTCAAGCCTGACATAATGCTTTGTGATATCGTTCCCGAAATAGGTAATGTGCCCTTCGACCAATTTTGGTTTCACATAGGCAAGTTTTCTACCGCTGGGTAGTGTGATGAAAAGCATCTTTGACTTATATTCGAATTTTAGGTGTTTGCCTAATTTGACTGTTTCGTATTCATTGTTTAATGCCATCTTTATCGCTTTATCTACATCCCACCAGAACTTGGTAATGTTGGGGTTTGCATCTCTCCATGAATCGACTAATGGTTGGAGTTCTTCCTCGGTTAATCCATAATCGAGAGCACCCATTGCAGTAAGTGCACCGACCGAACCGCCATAGCCAAGAGCCAACTCTGCAATCTTTCCTTTTGGTCGGAGATGTGAGTTGATGCCATGCTTCTCTACCGGAACACCAAACATCTGACTAGCTGACTCACAGTAGATATCCTTATTATTCCGAAAAGCATCCATCCGCCATTCTTCATCTGAATACCAAGCGATAACTCTTGCTTCAATTGCACTGAAGTCAGAAACAATGAATTTATGATTAGCCGTTGGAATAAATGCTGTTCTGATTAATTGTGATAATGTGTCAGGAATGTCCGCATAGAGCAACTCAAGTGCATCGATATCATTGTTGATGACAAGTGAACGAGCACTATCGAGATCAGGAAGATGGTTCTGTGGTAAGTTCTGTAGTTGCACTATCTTGGAAGAAAAGCGACCAGTACGATTAGCACCATAGAACTGGAACATTCCCCTAACTCTGCCATCGGCGCATTTTGAGTTAATCATCGCCTCGTATTTCTTGACGGATGATTTGCTTATAAGTTGACGAAGAGTAAGGACTTGTTGGACCATATCATCTGATGCATTATTGGCTAGTAGTTCTTTCACTTCTTTCTTCCCTAACGATGGTGCATCAACATCATTGCTAGAGAGCCAATCCTTGAGCTGCGATACAGAGTTTGGATTATCAAGTTTAGTTAGAAATTGCAGCGTTTTTATGTATTTTTCACGGCAAATCTCACTTATTTTGATTGAATTAGCTACTAATTGATTGTCCACTAATACACCACGGTCATTGATAGCTTCACATAACCAATATTCTTCCCATAATGTTTCAGGAATAGGGTATTTTATGAGCCTTAGTTGAATAAGTGATTCTGCCACTACATCTCGTTTGTTATAGTAGATGAATCTAGCCCATTTATCCTTATCGTGATAGAAGTAATTTCTAGTTCTACCACCATTCTTTTTGGTGGGTTTGCATGGAACGCAGAAGTATCGTATTAGTTCTTTACCTTCATCTAATTTCTTCTCGGCGATATTGAGAATACTACCGACGTTTTTAAGCGAAAATGGTAATCCTAAGATGGCTGCCCAAGTCATCGTGCATTTCCATCCTTTTGGATTTAGGTACTTACCAGTCTGATGAAAGAGGTAACGCGATAAACAGATTCTTTCAAATTGAGCATTGAATGCCCATTTAGTGATAGTAGGGTCATCAAGTGCGGCTATAATTTCATCAGGAATATTCTCACCGGAAGCTAAATCCACCACCTGTACCTCGCCATCATCGATTGAATAACCGAATAGCAATATCTCGAAATGCGGATCTTCGCAATATTTATAAACGCCTGTATTGATTGACGTTTCACTATAAGTTTCGATATCAATACTAATCTTCTTCATACTTACCTCCTTGTTAGCATAAAAGGGAGAGTAGCACTGCCACTCCCCCGTAATCGTTGACTATTCACTAATCAAGGAAGCCATCATCATCAGCGAAGTCTGCTTCAGCTGTTGACTTAGAACCGAGTGGTTCACCATCGCGAATCTTTTGGAGATTGTTGAGTCCACATGCGATACCTTTGTTACCATTGGAATTGAAGGCATAGAATGTGATACTAGCTCTGCCATATATTCCTGAGTATAGTTCACTCGTTTCGATAATTTCGTTAAGCGCGGCATCGACAACTTGTGGTTTTGTTGTGGAGTTAGCGTTAACGAAGTAGGAATCCTTATAAGCAGGATCTTCTGGCCTTTCTAAATCACCATCGCGGAGAGGAGATTTAATCGCTGTTAATGGTGGGAGCACTTTGCTTGTACCACGTAATTTGAATTCACCTTCTTTATAGGCAGCTTCAATAGCAGCTTTAATCTTCTCGACACAAGTAGTATCGGATTTAGGAATGATAAGACTAACAGAATATTTAGGTGTTGCACCTTCTGCAGTCGCTTTTGGTTCATTTGCGTTTAAGTAGCTGAATCTGACTACTGTTGTGATAACCTTACATGGGTTAGCGTTATTATTTGTTTTTGCCATAATTATCTATTGTTCCTCCTTAAAATCTAATTTGGCTGTTGTGATTGCTGGTCGTTTATCAGACTCTTGTACGAGCACTGGTTTACCAGCGGGTTTGATGACAAGACCATCAATAAGTTCGACATACTTTGCCTTACCTATTCGTTTAGCGAGTTCACTGACGGATAAGAGTTTCTTTTCAAATCCATCGATACCGTTCTCTTCTAATACTTGGATAACTGCTTGCTCATCTTTGTACTTACGTATAGAGCGACCTTCCACCAGTTTATAACCGGGAATCTCCACTCCTTTGATTGCCTGCATAAGAGCAAATTCTTTAATGTCATTACCCCATGCCACTAGTCCATCGATTTTGGATAACACTTCCGCTATTTCGTCAGTGGTTAAGAGGTCTTTACTCTTATCGGCATAGCCTTCGAGCTTTAACATCTCTTCGGCACGATGACGACATTCAAATTTTGCTTTGCAAAATTGACACCATGCACCGCATTTGAACTCGCCTTCGCCTTTGAAAGCTAGTTCTGCTTTTGGTTTGACTTCATTAGTAGCCCAGTCCACTAATTCGTCTCTGTTACAGTCATACTCGCTGATATTATTCAGACGTGGTTGGATGATAATCATATGGATGTCTTTGATGTTGAATAAGCCTTCAAACATCGTGAGTGCACCATACGCATATATCATTAGTTGAGCATTACGATTAGCGTCTACCTCAACGCCTCTGCCATGTTTGTAGTCAAACACGTAGATTCCACCGTCATATACGATACAAATATCGCATGAACCGAATCCTTCAGGGACCACATCACCAAACTCAACGATGACTTCACTTGCAATGAATGGATTCTTGCCTTCTTCTTTCAACTTCTCATAAACTTCTGAGACATAGTTGACTGCGATATCAACACATTCATCCATTTCTTCATTGCGATACTTTAAATTGGTGAGATCTTCATTAAATGGGATATCATACTTTTCCTTAATTCTTGATTCTAGAATTAGATGTGCTTCACTGCCCTCTTCGGCATAAATCGAACCATCATCTTCATAGTTTTCTGATAGCCTTACGCTTGGAGGGCACTCCATAGCACGTTTGAGCACACTACCACCGATTAATGCATGACCATTAGTCTTTGGTGGCATCGTCTAGTTCCTTGGCTTTGGCCATAAGTTCTGGGTAGTCTTTTGGGTCAACATCACTTAACTTGTCGACACCAAGACCCACTAGCATCATCTTCACGTTGGATGTGTATCCTCTTCTTGATAAATCTGCTAATAAGGTTCTGACCTCTTCTAAGGTTGGTGATGCTTCTTTTGTGGATTCCACCACTGGTTCAGCTTCATCAGGTATGAGCTGATTGACTTCATAGAGAATATCAAGGCACTTCTTTAGAAGATTGATAACTTCACCTATGAGTTGCTTTTTGTTTTTCTTAGGCATCTTTTTGCCCTCCTTCTTCATTTAGTTCGCATATTGATACAGCTGCGACATTACTGTTGAGGATTAAGACTGTTTTAGTGGTTGAACCAAACAGCTTATTAAGCAATCTGTTTCTGACTCTTGTCTTCTTCACAGATGCAATGCTGTCCTCTCTCGGCACTTTCGAGGTTTCTACTTTAAGTTCGTACTTCAGTATGAATTCTCCTTTCTTCAGGGAATCTTATGCCCCTTACGTAATACGCAGACAAAAAGGCCCTTTTGGCAGGGTCCTAGTTGAAAAATAATGAGAATTTTTTCTGAATTGACTTAATTGCTTCTACTACTGTTTGATGAGTAATGTTTAGTCTTCTTGCAATCTCATTGACACCAATATTGGGATTATTCAATCTAAATTCGACAATCTCTCTTTGTCTTTTAGGAAGAATATTAATAAATTCGTCTACACGCGTTTGCCTTTCTTGGAGGTTGATAACATATGCAGGCGAGTTGTTATCAGCGTACTCTATGCTTTCATAATCAAGGTGATCAAATGAAACACCTTTTTCGTATGAAGGCCAACGACAGGAATACTCACCTTTTTCATCTAGAATGAATGTCTGTTTCTTTCCTGCGTTTCTTAGATATCGTTCTCTTTCTGATTCGGCATGTTCTTCCCTGATTATTTCGAGATAATCGTTGAATTCATCGGGGTGTTCATCCTTCATAACGAGCTTAAGAATGCTCTTACCGCTTTTAATTTTGATACCAACTAATTTATGGTTGACTATAACCTTCGAGTACCATGAGTCATTAAAAATCTTTTTTGCCATAATTTTTCTCCTTCTTTGCAGCAATAGGAGGAAAACCTGGTTTTAAATTGTTTGCTCCGTTTCATCGTGATAAAATGAGTGAAAGCTAATAAGCTTTAAAAAAATCCCAGAGTTTCCTCTGAGACCAAAATTCAGTTAGTTTAGTTAGCTTTCAATCATTAAAAACGTGCTTTTCAGTTAGTTTAGTTATTTCAGTTAGGAGGTGCACTATGGGAGACAAATTTGAACCAAAATTATGTGGCGGGATGTTTTTTAACATTTTGCTTTTAGCTAGAAAAGGAATAGTCGGAGCAGGCACTAAAATTAATACTCCTGATATGCTTGCCGAATTATTAAAAGTCGCCATTCCTGACTATATAAAACCAGCCGGTAATACTTTTCGCGGTAATGTTACTGACTATAGAAAGTGCCAGCTTGTTTCTAATACCTATATTCCTGTAGATGATGATACATATATTTCTTCATTCGATAGAGCGGTCCAAAGCAAGTATTACGAGCCTTTAAAAAGGATGCACTCTTTTGCAAAAAAATGCCTTCAATTAGAAGACACAATGAGAATTAAAAAAGTGTTCTCCCTTTTAATTGGGATAATCGATAAAGATAAAAGTATTAAAGACGATGATTTGTTTTTTATAGGAAGCGGGCCCAAAACAGTTACAAAAAAAGAACTCCTTTCAGAAACACGTATAACCGCTGAAAATTTTTTACTAGCAGTATGGCATTATATTTTAGTTTATAGAAAAGATAATACTGTCGGTATTGATACATTTGATAAGACACATACTCTCATCAATAACAAATATTACAATTTTAGCTTTGCTGGCTTATTGGAAAACACTAGGGACTCTGATTTAATAATCCAGACACTTGATGAGCAAGATGTAAGATTAAAAAGAACAACAGATAATGACGTTAGTGCAATTAGTATTGATGATGCAAAAATAGCCTCTTACTTAAATATCCTTAACGCTTCATTCTCCAAACTCAAAACTCTCTTTTATACAGTTGAACCTCATTCTTTCAAAGATTTTTACGTATGCAATGGAATAGCAAAAGACCCGAATATAAGATGGGCTTATGGAAAATCAATAGCAACTATAAGCCAATACACTCGCACTCTTTTGGATAGCGATTTCATTAATTTTAGTGACGATGAAAAACTAGAAAGCATCGTCTTGGTAGAAGGAACACCATCTCTTTCATCGTTAGAAAGTATGCATTTGGAGCTAGCGGCATTAGGTAACACCGAGTCAGTAAACAATGCAACAGCAATCAGCCTTTTGAAAATGTTCGATAGCCATATGATTATTACAGGTATTGGAGGGCTAGGAAAATCTATGATGATGAGGCATCTTCTTCTCGATGCTATTGAAAACTACAGTATTTATAAACTAGTACCCGTATTTGTTCCTTTAAAAGATTACTCTAATGATTATTCTTCTTTTTTCGATTTCGTCTATAGCTGTGTGACAAAGTATAGCGATTTCCCTTTAGATGAGTTTAAATCACTACTCATAAACGGTCATTTACTCCTTCTGTTAGATGGAATTGATGAAATAAAAGGGGAGCAATTATCACATTTCGAGAATGAAATAGATGCGTTTTCAAATAAATACTCAACCAATGTATTCATTATGTCGTCCAGACCAAATAACAACTTTGTTAATTATCAGAGATTTACAAGACTAGAATTGCAGCCTCTTACGAAGAAGCAATCAATGGAATTAATAAGAAAACTAGAAACTGAAAAAGATAGAGAAGCAGCCAAGCAAAGATTCCTTGATGAAATAGACAATAGATTATTCGAATCACATAAGGAGTTCGTTTCTAATCCACTTCTATTGACAATAATGCTTATCACATTTGAAACATATGCTGAAATTCCAGAAAAAACACATGTGTTTTATAGAGAAGCTTTTTCTGCATTATCAACAAAGCATGATGCAACTAAGAATGGTTTTAGAAGAGAATATAAAACCAAACTTAATCCGGACGAATTGGGAGATTTATTTGCTGAGTTCTGTGCGAGATCTTATTACGAAGATCAACTAAACTTTACTGAGGAAGACATTGCGAGGTATTTCAAACAATTAAAAACCACTGTTAGAAACCCAAATTACACAAACAATTACAAAGATTTCATTGATGACATAATCAACGGCGTTTGTTTGATGTATTTTGAAGGAGGAGAGTATCATTTTACTCATCGTTCTTTCCAAGAATATTTCTGCGCATATTATTTTTCTAAACAAAAAGATAGCACACTTGAAAGCATTGGTGATTTCTTCGAGAAAAAACAAAATGCCACTGGTGATATGACTTTTTCTATGCTCTATGAGATGATTCCAGCAAAGACTAGGGACTTTATCATAGTTCCATACATGGAAAAGCTAATTAATAAGTGTGAAAGTCAAAATGGTTATCAAACTTTTTTAGAAGAAATGTACAACATTATTTACTATTCAGTTGGAGATATACCAGATATAGAGTATGTCCCTCTTCTTGCTGACTCATTCTTGTTTCCGTACGTTCAGGGTTTAATTAATACACACAGAATGCATATAATTGCAACAGAATTACCAGGTGAAAAAGCATTTATTCAGAGAGAATTTGTGCATGTAAAAGCGAAGAGGATAATTGATGGCGAAACTGTAGAGAGAGATGAACTGGCAAGCGTAGATTCGCTAAGGAATAGTGATGGCACTAGCGTAAAAGATGTCGTCCCTGATGGGTCAACATATAGAATGCCTGTTAAAACGGTTTATTCTCACAAGGATAAATATAAAAAGATGATTGAAGCACTTGAGAGCCCTTCTTTTCCTTTGATGGACGAGTACATTAAAATGAAAAAATGGTTAGCCGGTTACAAAGAAAATAAAAAACGTACACCTAATGATTTCTTTGGGCAGTTTGATTAAAAAACACGCAAAGCACATATGTTTTTGCTGCAAAACACCAATATTTACTAAAAAACCAGCTAGCATTAACTAACTGGATTTTGATTATTCTTTTATTACTTCCATGATGTATGACTTTTTAAACCAGAAGCACTGTTTTGTGTATTCTGTTAGTCCAGTCAGCTTATCAGGAACTGGGAGCGGATTGGTATCTTCCCCATCTTGCCCATGTGGTCGTATATGTATGTATGGATTTGATGATGACTTAGGGAAGTTGTTGAGTCTTATCACTTTACCATTCTTCTGAGTTTGGAATCCTCTGACGATATTACCGCTCATCAATACTTGTTTGAGTTCATTAAATACATTCTGACCATCTCTTTCTAGAATCTCTTCAGGTAGCGACCAGAATTTCATTCTTTTAAAGACATACTTGCCATCTACCTTTTCAAAGATAGCAAAGAGGAATTTTTGGTTGGCCATCATATCGCGGAAATCACTATCTTCCCACTTCTGCTGAACGATATCTATAAAGCTAAACGCAGGGAACGACATATTCTGTTCAATTGTGCCATTCTCTTCGAGTCTTATTGTTTTGAGAGTGATGTTCGCCTTTTGGAATTCATCTAAATCATTAACTTTTCCCTTCGCGCCTAACATCGCCGCGACATAGCGTTCAAACTTATTCTTGCAGTCAGTGGATTCAGGGAGAAGCTTTAATAGCTCATCTTCGGATTTGCCTATAAAAGGTGTTAATCGACTGGTGATAACATCTTCAATTGATGCTTCTTTCAACTCTGATGCTTTAATAATGCTCTCCACTTCTGCTTTGCTCATCATTTTCCTGATGACTTGAGTCATATAAGCGGTCTTTAGAGCAAACTTTCTAGGTTTAACTTTTAGACCTAGTGCTTTAGTGGCAGTTTTATCCAGCTGGCCATGTCCTGCACCAGATGTACATGCAGATAAATAGTCTGTATCGGTTTCTGAAATTTTATCGGCTTTCCCGTTCAAGATTTTATCTTGGAGAATCTTATAATCATTTTTCATGACCTCAAGATCAGCTTCACTAAATGAATGAAGGAAGCCTTTGAGCAGAACCATATCTCCATAAGAAATATTTTCTACAAATTCATATACTGCGATTAGAAGCTTTTTACATTTCGACCAAACATAGCTATCATCAAACGATTTTACTGATGTTTCTTCATAGTTAAAGGCACATAGCGGGAGTCTCTCTTTTGCAGAGATATCTTTCTTTCTATTCCAAATACCAGTAGTTTTTAGTTCAATTCCTAAGTTAGGGAAGTCGGCGTTATGATCAGAATTAATTGGATAGTGAAAAACACCCTCTTCGACTACTTGACCGAGAACTCCTTTATTACCATCGCCAACAATTCTATGATTGACATCTAATTCTCTGAATTGTTTCCCGATGGCAGGTTCAAATTGTGCCATTAGTTCTTCAACAGAATTATATAGGTGTGCAGTTGTTTTGCTCATAAGAGTAGTCTATCAAATTCGATTGTCTTTGAATAGAACGCACTTATACGCACATGTTTAATAAATTATCTAAAGAATTTATTTGATCTTTACAAAAATAACTTGATCCTGTATCATCTTTAGTGTAGACTATAGCATATGGATAAAAAAGTAATCGAATTATTCGCAGGTGTTGGTGGATTCAGAGTTGGACTAAACAACATCACTAAAGTTGGCAAAGATGGAAGAGCTGTTGAAAAGGGTCCATGGACTTTTGTATGGGCAAATCAATGGGAGCCATCAACAAAAACTCAACATGCATTCGATTGCTATAACACTAGATTCCCATCAGCTACTGAAAACTCCAATGTTGATATATCAAAGGTGGATAAGACATCAATCCCTGACCACACTCTCTTAACTGGGGGGTTCCCATGTCAGGATTACTCTGTAGCCCACTCATTAGCGAGCTCACATGGTATTGAAGGCAAGAAGGGTGTTCTTTGGTGGCAAATTAACGATATTCTAAAAGCCAAGAAACCACCATTTGTTCTTCTTGAAAATGTTGATAGACTAGTTAAATCTCCTGCTAAGCAAAGAGGAAGAGATTTTGGTATTATGCTCCGCTGTTTATCTGAGCAAGGATACAACATGGAATGGAGAATCATCAATGCCGCTGAATATGGTCATCCACAAAGAAGACGTCGTATTTACATTTTTGCCTACCATAAAAACACAAAATATTACAAATCATTACAAGATAGTACATCATACGATATCATCGCAGAGAAAGGTGTATTTGCTAAAGCATTCCCAATTGAACCAATCGAGAATACCAGTATCAAATCCTACGATTTTGTTGATGGATATAAGGATCTTGTGGAAGTTAGCGATAAATTCAAAGCCGATTTCAATAATGCCGGTTATATGACTGGAAATAAGGTGTACACCATCAAAGTCAAGCCAGTGGAGCAAAAACCTGCCACATTAGATAAAATCGTACAAAAAGATGGTGTTGATGACCACTACTTCCTAAGCGAATCGCAGAAAAAGAAATATGAATACCTACGCGGTGGAAAGAAGATTCCTAGAATCGATAAGAATGGATACGAGTATATGTATTCTGAAGGTGCGATGAGTCCATACGATGACTTGTCCCTACCAGCGAGAACAATGCTCACTTCCGAAGGAACCACTAACCGCAGTACTCACATCGTTATGGACCCAGTGAGGAATGAGCTTAGAATCCTTACTCCAATAGAGTGTGAGCGAATCAATCAATTTCCTGATGATTGGACTAATTCAGGAATGCCTGAAAAAAGACGCTACTTCATGATGGGTAACGCCTTAGTATGTGGGATTATTAAGAAAATAGGTAAAGAATTAAACGAGATAATAGACAAAGAGGACTAAACACTAGCCCTCTTTTTTCTCATCACCTAGGATGTCATTAACATCATGAAGCCTTCCGAGTATCTCTTCGGTCGCTTTTCCTGATGCATGCCCATATGTTTCGATAAGCATTGTTGCGCTGTGGCCAAGGTATGATGCGGCTGCCTTTACCTCTTGCATGTCATTACACACCCGCATGAAATTAGTGGCTTTCATATGTCTCCACGAGTGCATGGTAATTTCAGGTATACCTGCTTTGTCGCAGTATTTCTTTAATCTACCTCTGATAGCAGATTTGCTCATTGGGGCTCCGGGTCTAGCAATGGACTTAAATATAAACCCCTTACCACCAGTACGTTCTTTGTAATCGGCGAGTATCTTCATCATTTGTGGTGGAACTTTACAGGTTCTGTAGGAATGGGAGGTTTTAAGGTCATCTACCAATTCCTCACCACCGTGTCCATTGTTGGTAACCTGTTGCTTAATCTCGATATAGCCACCTACATCATCGTAGACATCCCATGTCAAACCACATATTTCACCAATTCTTGCTCCTAATGTCATGGCAAGAAGGAATAAAACCCTATCATCGGGGTCATCAACCACTGCGAAGAATTTCTTTACCTCATTATCGTCCAGTATCTGCCTTTGTGGTCTTTTCTGCCTATTCTCATTAAGGTTATCAAGAATTGAAACAGAGTCATTCATCTCATCTAAGGTGAGCAATTTCCACTTAAAGGCAGTGGTAATCATCTTCCTTATGCATCCGAAGGCTCTATTCTTCCACATTGGGTTTGTGTTTTTCCTAACAATGGTGATATAAGCCTTACTAACACTCCTGAAGCCTAGAGCTTCTTTAACAGTAGCATCAGGGTCCGGCTTAAGGTAATTCTTCACAATTGTGTTGGTGAGCACTCTCGTTCCATATCTAACATAGAATGAACGCCATGAGTCATACTGCACATAGAATTCATCAAAACGCATATTGCTTTTTTCTTCAGCAGTTAGGTCAGGATTGAGGGTCTCGAAGAAATCCTTCCCCTCATCTTTCTTAATGTAGATATTATGATATGCCATCGCCTTGTTCCTCCTTTCTTAGTGTTTCGTTGATATATTTATTGAGTAGCTGTTTTGCTGTTAAACCGTATCTATTCTTCAGTTCTTCCAACATTTGGATATTCACTAGTTCCTCTAGGTCAGTTGCTAGTTTACTCTGAGCTATGGAGTAGGCGGTTACTTCACCCAATCCAATCATCCACCCGTATTTTTTGATACGCGTTTTTGCAGTGTCAGCTTCAATGTGGATGGTCTTAACACTGAAGGACGGGAAGAGCCACTTGCTGGCGTATGTGTATTCCTTATAAATCAGTAATTCTTCGACGAGTTCAGGGGAGAGTTTCACGGCTCTTTTGCTCTTGATATCAGTGAGGTGGTACTTGTGTGTTTGTGGGGTAAATTCAATAGTACCATTGAGTGCATCAAAATTCTGCCATTCAAGGACCACAATCTCCTGCACACCAACCCCGGTTTCATAGATAAGCTTTACCAGTATTTGGTCCATGGGGTTCACAATCTTAGTAAGCATCTCTTCATACTCAGCTCGAGTGAGTATCTTCATCTTCTTCTCTCTATTTCTTGCGATGGAGAATGGTTTGATGAATTCGAGTAAAATCAGCTTATCTTTTTCTAAAATCGGTGCAAATCTCACGAAATTAACAAGAAAATTCGCTCCTCTTGCTTTATAGCTATTGGTCATTTCAGAATCAATCATACCTTCATAGATTGGTCTCATTGTTTCAGGTGTGAAGAAGTCATCAACATTCATTTCTGCGTAATCAGCAAGGAGCATTTTTGCAATGTTCTTCTCCATGTTGAGGCACTGTTTCATCACCTCATCTTTCCTTTTTGTGAGGTACTCATCGAACAATTGGTTAACTGTTTTCATAGGTTATTTCCTCCCGTACATATATTCCCTCTAAGTGGGGTAAATAGCAACCTATATAGGATCCTAATGATGGTTATATTTTGCTCTTAGTTTTTAGGCATAATATTGCCTTACATAATACGCAGAAAAAAAGACCCATTTGGCAGGGTCCGATTAGATACTTTTTATAATTTCTTGACTTTGTCCCTTACCTTGAGTGACAGATTGAATTAGGTGAGGTACATGCAATATATGGAAACAATGGAGATTATTAACAACGCGATTAGGCTATTAACTGATGAGGACAACGAGAATGCATTCGACATCTTACTTGATGAATTCTGCCACCAAGCCACCATGGGAGAATTGAAGAAAGGCATCCTGCTACTTGAGAACTTGGTCCTAGATCAGATTCACAAATCGATGAATTAGCTTTTAACAAACCACACACATTCCCATTCAGGGTCACCACATCCATATAATTCTTCAAATTTGCCATTAAAGTTATAAGGGTCATGTGACCAAAACCCACTGACTTTGCCGTATTTGAATCTTTGTTCAGTTGGGTCACTTTTTATTCTGATGTATATTCCGGTTCTAACATTTCTGAAAGTGGCAATCTTGTAGTTGTTCTCTTTCCATAATTGGAATACGGTATTGGCGGTTGGCTTCTCAAATACTGGTAATTCCACTATTTTGCCGTCATACGACAACTTTGAAATAAATCCATTATCATCTCTTTCTTCAATCTTAACCATAGTGTTACCGGAGAGATTGAGGTCCATGAATCTTTTCTTACACATTGGGTTATAATCTTCATCCTCAGTGCGATATTCACAGTTAAGGCATGGTCTTATTTCGCCTTCGTTGATGATATCTAAGTTAGTGGTTCCACATTTATGTGAAGTGCTCATTGGACAACCAAAATAGTAATCAGTATGGCTTTTACTATACAGATAGATGAGTTTATCAGCGAGGTCACCTAATCTAACACTTCCCTCACTAATCTCTTCAACTTTAGGTCCTAGGTAATGGTTGACGATATCGCTTGCCACATAATTGTAACCATCAGTTCCAAATCTTTCGAATCCATTACTAGATATATAAACAACTTTAATGGCTGTAGCTTCATCACTTCTATGACGATAGTAGTAATTGAGGTCTTCGCTAGTCAGATACTCGTATTTTTCATCGATGAACTTCTTTATATCATCAAGACCTTCTATTTCCTCTGCATCTAGCTCGATTTGGAGGTATATTTCCACGTTTGGGTTATCTTTGATGGTAAAGGTGTTAAATGTGCTCCTAGGACGGCTCCATTTATATAAATCCCTACGAATCTCTTTGATGGATTCTTTGTTAAATTGCTCTACGACATCAAATATCCATATAACCTTATACCCGAGCGTATTATAGAACTTATTTCTATCTTCAAACTCCTCGGGTGTTAATGGACTATGCTGGAATTCAAACACTATCTTTTTATTTTCAATAAGGACGTCTGCTCTATGTTTTTTCCTATCAAGCTCTTTGACTACTTCTTGGGTTTCAGCAGGGAATCGGTTCTGCCAGTTGAGATGCCATACAGACATTTCTTCATAATGCCAATTGTCTGTGCACTTGCTTTTAGCAGGATGAGCAAAATGATACTCTCTCACATCACCCTTCTTAAGAACCATCTTTTCACCACAGATAGGACAAAAATAGTCTTCTTTAACGACTGTTTGCTTGATATGTACTTTATTACCGTCTTTATCGATTGCCCACTGCATATAATTTTATTATATACCACCACATCGGATAAGACACAAATATGGCATGATTCACCAGCACACGACTACAAACACCGCTGATTCCAACGCACGCGTACGCATTGGGTACCAGTGTGGTGAGGAAATTCGCACGGTAGTTTTACTCTTAAAGAGTAAGCCTCATGGGCTATCGTTCCAAGAAGGTCATTCTCCGCCAATTTCTCTATCAAGATGAAGAATGGCTAGTGTAAGAGTCTTTTAGAGTGGATGTACCTATTCTAGCTTCGCTTAGAGTAAGAAGCAATATAGTGACCCACACATTAACCACTCTTTTCCTGTCAGCCGTTAGGCTACAGGATACTTACTGGACTTGCGTGCCAATAAACAAAAAAGCCTCTCCGATGAAGAGGGGCTTAGTGTGTTGTTGCTTAGAAATTAGTTGTTTGCGTTATCAACAGCCGCGCCAGTACCAGCTTCCGCAGCAAGCGTAACTGAATAAGAGTTGGAAGTATGTACTCTTTCAGTTCCTTCGTAACGAACATATAAATATCCAATAGTAACTGCAGCTTTAACACTTGTCATAGCATTATTCTCTATGTTAATTAATTGTTCAATAGTAACATCTAATTGTTGTCTTTTTCCTAATGCACCGGAAACACCTTCGGATGCTTTAGTATATGTTCCTTGAGTGCCAGAAGCACAGTAGAAATACACTTCATTCGCGCCTAAGATTGAAGAACTAGCAATACCATCATAGGAGAATGTAACCTTTCTTGTTTCTGATCTTTTTGCATAGACTGCAGCTTTCCATTCTGCTGCGTGTCCAGTCTGATTTTGTTCTGATTGGTCTGACGTATCAGATAAAACAGCTGTAACTGGAAGAATTAAAACATGATCGGTGTATGGTGAAGCTATTGCATCACCAAGTTGAACGTTACTTGCAACAGTTGCTTTGTTGGCCGCTGGGTCTAAGGTCGAAGGAACAACACCTGTATATAGTTTTTCAGCATTATCGCCAGTACCCCAAGTAGTCAAGTCGATATGCTGGTTGGTTAAATCAACAGCAAAAGTAATTTTCGCTTTTAATAAGTCTAATTCTACTTGAGTTTTATCGACGGATAAGCTACCGGTAACACTTTGATCTTGTTGTATGGTTGCTGCTTTTGTAGATGCTTGGAACCACGCGAATGTCGAGAAGTTTTTGATCCTGGGCACCAGTTTTATTGAAAGAATTGAATATATTGGTTAATATATAGGTGTCAAAAGGGAAACCTATTGATAGAGTGCCGATTTAGGTCCCACAAAACCGCGAGAGACAGTCTCGCATTTTCTTTACCTTAAATTATGGAAAAAGTGTTAAGCGTATTTATTGATGAATCTGGTGATACTGGTTTTGGATACGGAGCCTTTAAATACTATGTAGTGTCACTTGTTTTTCATAATCAATCAGACAACATTTCTTCCCAACTTGACAAGTTTAAAAATGATTGTTTTTAGTTAGCAAGTCTCGACATTCGTTTTGACCATCACCGGTGTAATATCGAGGCCATATCCCTATATAACCCAGTACCATATATGAGAAAATATATTTGATTTGCTCCTCAAAATGTAATATTATTCAATTATCAGGAGAAAATATGGTTAAAACTACTAGTGTATTGAAACAAGAGATGACGGATTATAAAGATCCTGTTAACAAAATTCATCGTATGATAAAAGACGGTTCCCTTATTCCTTTAACAAAAGGAGTATATGAAACAAATCCAAATGCCGAACCATATGCATTAGCAAGAGCGATTTATACCCCGTCATACATTTCTTTTGAATCTGCGTTATCTTATTATGGTTTAATTCCCGAAAGAGTGTATTCCATTACATCTGCTTCACTAGGAAATAAAAAGAACAAATTATATCGCAACAAATTTGGAACATATTCCTTTTCCGATATTCCCGAAAGAGTTTTTCCACTTGGAGTAACTCTTATCACTCTTAATGATGGATATGTATACCATCTGGCAAGCAAAGAAAAAGCTTTATGCGATAAATTATATAAACTTCCTCCAATTAATAACTATGATGATTTAATAGTCACATTATTTGATGATTTGCGTATTTATGAAGAAACATTAAATGAATTCAATATTGATGATATGAAAACCTATTCAGACCTATATCATTCAAGAAATGTCACTTTGTTATATAAATATTTGAGGAGGAATAGAAAATGACCACAGTAATTGAACAAATGCTTGAAGCATATGATATTAAGAGTATTGAAGATGAGAAGAACGCTATCAAAGAAATATTGCAAGAATTAATATTATGTTCTTTAGCGAAAGCAAATTTCTTTAATGATGCGGTTTTTTGTGGAGGAACAGCTTTACGAGTGTTTTATAAGCTCAATCGTTTCTCAGAAGATTTAGATTTTTCTTTAAAAGTAGCGAATGCTAATTTTTCAATCACTAAATACTTAGAAGAAGTAACTAAATCATTAAAAGGATATGGGATTAATGTTGAAATAAAAGAAAATAAGAACAACGCTGAAAAAAACGTTAAATCTGCATTCTTAAAAGCCAATACAATAGAACAATTATTATATTTCAATAGTTCTTTCGATATAAAAGGGATTCAAAAAGATGAACAGACCAAGATTAAGATTGAAATTGATTCTAATCCACCTCAAGGTGGAACATATGAAAGGAAGATTAGTCTTGTTCCAGAAATATATAATGTCGCTATATATGATATGAGCTCTCTTTTCGCGGGAAAACTTCATTCGCTTTTATGTCGCTTTTGGGACAATAGGGTGAAAGGAAGAGATCTATACGATTTTACTTTTTATGTTTCAAGAAAAGCAAAGATCAACATTTCTTTCCTTGAAAATGCAATGAAACAAACCGGAAATCTTAAAGAAGATAAAAAACTTGATTATCCAAAAATAAAACAGCTACTAAAAGAGAGATTCGCATTAATAGATTATAAACTCGCCAAAGAAGATGTTAGACCATTTATTAAAAATGAATCAGAACTAGATTCATGGAATAAAGAACTCTTTATCGCTATTACTGATTTGATTGAGGAATAGATAAACATTATCAATGTCCTAATTCAATACTGTAACATCTCGACATTCGCATGGTTCAAGGTGAGCGATACCGCAGCAGTCTCTAAAGGCACAGAATTAACAAATCCAGATGTCAGCGTACTTGCTCCAGAAAATCAATCATCAAGTTTCGGTTATACCATTTCAGCAGTTATTGCTAGAAGCGGAACCAACTCTGACAAAACAAAACTCGTAATGACCAATGGTTCACTTCAGGCAAAAATTTGGGATGCTGGTAATCAACTAGTTGATTATTCTCTAGGAACGAACGAAACTACATATTTTGAATATACAGTAACATTAACTGGTAACTGGGCTACTAGTGGGCCAAACGATGCGTCAGGATTGACAGATCAAGCCAAACATCAATTGTTAGCAGATTCCGGCAAAAAATATCAAATCGTCTGGTCTATTACAGGAACTAATGATGAAATGGCAAGAATTGATGATGAAGCCACGTTCACCGATGAATATGACTCTGCTGACACTGGTGCAAGTGCTTTAAAAGCACAAGTTAATGTTAGTTCATTTGTCGTTGCAGAAGATAACAATGGAACAGCAAATGTTAATGAATATACTGGCGAAAATGTATCTATTGCAACAATTAAACTATATGTTAGAGCGGATGGCTCACAAGAAACTGATGGTGCAGCAAACGCGCATACGGGGACATTCTCTTGGACAGTTGCTGCTACTGCTTCAATTGTGTAATAACAAACTTAACATAGTAGACTAGCTTCTCTTCGGAGAGGCTTTTCTTTATGGGCACACAATACCGTGGTATCAATGCACTAACGCCAGCGCCTATAGTCAGTGGCCCAACCTCGACATTCGCGTGGTATCAAGCTACTGAGGCTTCAATTTCTGCCGCATCTGGTACAAGAGATTCAGCCACACTCACATCAAACGTAAGCGTTTCCGCTACTACTGATGTTGAAACTATGACTGTGACATTGACCGAAGGAGCGTTTGGAACTGACGGAGTTGCCGCTGCGGCATACCATGATTTATCTGCTGTTGCTTCCCCAGCACATTATTATGAATATAAAAGTGGGGGAGGCTCCGACCTTGCAAGCAAAAAACCTTCTGAAAAATTGCAATTAGTCCACCAAGGAACCAGTTCGCTCGAACATTACTATGTTTCCAAAAGTGGTCAAATTTATGCCTATGGCGGGGAAAACACTTTATATGATTATGCCATCTATAAGGTAGAAATAACATTTACTGCTACGACAAATATGTCAGCAGCACAAGTTGCTGGGCATATGGCGGGCAAGACATTGACTGTGTCAGTAACTTCGGAAGGAACTGATTCAGGAAGAATTAATGGTGCGTTTATCGTTGATGCTGCTGCTTTAGCGTATAACACTACTACTGAAACAGCTACTGGAACATTATCCAATAATGTCACGCAAGTTGTTGGGTACCTATTAATTTGGTTTGATGGTGGTGATACTGCTGCTGACGGATCAGATACTGGATTCACAAATGATGGAACAACTGCGTTAAGCGGAAATGTTCAAATCGACTTCAGCTATACAGCCTAATCTTAATAGAAGATAAAATAATAAGAGACTAGATTCCACAGACTGGAGTTTCTGGTCTCTTTTTTATTGGTTGCAAAGCACCAATATGCATAGGCTGACGCACTAGGCATAAGAAAAACCTAGAAGATTTGTTGTCTCCTAGGTTCTTGCGATTTGTGGTATGTTAATTGATTATGGTTGTGGAACGGCAAAAGCAGTCAATGTAGCTGTTGCAGATTTTGATGCGCTAAATGACCAACCATCAGCAGCAATTGTGAGAGTACTGGAGTCTACCTTGTTAGAGTCCCAAGTAGAATTAGTAAATTCTGGTGAAACAGCAACCCATAGTGTCGTTGTTTTTGTTGCAAATGTCGCAGCACCATCGAATGAGAAAGCCGCATATTGATCAGCATCAGCACCAACATAAGTTCCAGATGCAGGGCCTAATCTAACCCTGTTATTTGTGTTTGCTATTTTTAGATAATATGTTTCGGTGCCCATATCAGAATAACTTTCTCCAGTTTTAGCACTTAGGGTTACAGTACACACAACATATTTATCACCTGCTTGGTCAACTAATGTTTGGCCATTCCAAACTTTGGCATTACCACTTTCATCGGTATATACCAAATTTGTGTTTGCTGCATAAGTAATAGCGACATTTAATTCAACACCGCCAACACTTGCTTCAGCAGTTGTTAAAGTGGCTGTTGTAGTGTTGTTTGCTTGAACTCCAGCATTGACTTGTAACCACGCGAATGTCGAGGTCGCACCAACGCCTAAGGCTAACGCACCCATCGCGGCGACACTAGCCAATAATAGTTTTTTATTTTTTCTCAT